CAAAAGGACTTTATGTAGATAGAAATCAAACAATACAATCACTAATTCATTTGATGAGAACTTTTCACAATCAAATGAGTAAAAGAGGGACATTATTAATATCGACAACCACGACAGAAGATGTTGATGGAGACGACTTTGAGATTGATGGCGAATTATTAAGAGTCATCAGATATGATAAGCAGTGCGACGAGTTCATGTTCGCCCCAAACAATCCTAATACGATTGGTTGGGTAGTGGACATCAACTCTCCGCTGAATAAATACATACACGATAATCCATTTCTAGTTAAATTATTTCAAGACCCTACAGCAGCACCGTTGATTCAACCAGCGAGTGTTTCTCTAGTTACTGAGGATGGTTATGAAAATGTATTTAAGATTGAAAATGTACTTGATACAGAACAAGCTGGTATTGGAATAGCAGCTTTTGATGCAGACTTTGTGACTAACGTTGATCCGACAATCCCATATGAATTGCAATTTTGGGTTAAAGGTGATGGACTACTTTCAGCTACAATTGAAGGATATGACAAAGCTGACGTATTGACATTACCATCATTAACCATTCCAATCATCACAAGCACTGAGGCAATCAAATCAGCAAGTCTTGCAAATACTACTACTTGGTTCTTAGTTAAGATAATCATTTATCCTACTAACGAAGCGATAGTAACACAACCTGCAATTCAAAAGCCGAATATTGGTGTTGGATGGAATCTTAAATGGAAAGCAGGTACGTGTAAAGCAGGTATCAAAGTGTTGATGGATAGAACGATAGCAGCAAACACTCCACCTACAACAGTGGATCAGATAATTGCTGGAGTAGCAAACGATGCTTTAGTTACGTTGACACTAGATGATTTAATAGCAGAATATAACGACATTGAAGATAATCCATTTGAGTCAATTGACATCACAGCTTTTTCGGGACCTGGAGATTTATTATTAGATTCAGTCGCGATAGCAGGGTTTCCACAGACGGTGACTAAACAAGAGATAATCGATGGGAAACTACAATTTGATGATGATGGGACAGTACTGACGAGCAAAGATATTACAATTACCTATGATGTAAATGACGAACAACCAATAGGTAGTGATGGTGATATTTTGTATATTCGTGATGTAATTTTTAAGCCACTTAAAACTACTTATGGAAAAGGGATCATTGGATCTCCACTATTAGTGGAAACTTGGCTGAAGAATAGAAGTGAGTTGTCAAACCAGAACGTCAATGAAATTATTACACAACTAATTCCACATAATGTTTCGGCGCAGAACAACTTCTTATTGGAAGAATCCAAGACTGGATTACTTCCAATCTTAAAAGGACTATATGAAGAACGTTATGAAGACTTATATCAATAAATATGGCAGATGATTTAAAAACAATAGACCAACAGATTGATACAGCAATCAATCCAGCTGCATTGCCAGGACAGATTCTTCATTATCTCATAACGGATTACTACATGCAATAATTTCCGCTGTAGGAAAACTTGCAGGGTACCCTTTTACAGCAAAAGCATCAGGACAAGCACCTCAAGGAACGCTTCTATGGAATGATAATGCTATGGATGGATTAACGTCATTTGTAGTGACAGTTAGTAAACTAACTGCAGATGGAAATGATTTTGGAACAGTGCTAGGCAGTATTGTTAATGGAGATATTATCAAATTCAAAGATTTTGAAGGTAAGAGTGCATTGCTACAATATCAATCACACGTAGCAGCAACAGACGGATTTGCAAACGATACATACGACATTACAGTAATAGGATTTGCTGAGAATCCTTCGTTCACATATACAACAGAGGAGAATATTTGTATATTAGATCTTCTTGGTGGCGGAGGTTCGGGAGCAACAATATTTTGGGTGGACAAGCCACTAATAATCAAAAGTCCCGCAAATTCGAGTAATGGGATATTGGAGATTGGCGATTATGTAGAAACATTTATAACAGCAACGCGATTAATCAAGGGAATATATCTTGGAGGAGATCAAACACTTCCAGCAAGCTACACTATCCTAGATGAAATCAATTTTTAATAATTAACTATGGACTTAAAATTCTCAAATAATCTATTTCTAGGCTTTGCTGAACTGTCGCAATTGAAAGAATCTTTGAAGCAAGAAGGGTATGAGAAATTACTCAAGCAGGCGATTACTTCATATGGAATAGCTAAGCCTACGAGTACCAGTACATTTTCAGCACTGAAAGTTAGTTCATCAGGAGTAGGGCAATTAAGCATTGCTGCAGGAATTGCTATCGATAGTGATTTGAATATCATTGATGTAGTAGAAGATCAAGTTGATGCATTAACTGTACCAGGAGATGGTGTTACAAGATTTGTGATAGCATCATACAAAACAACTTTAGTAGAGCAAGGGACTGTTGACATTTCAGCAGATGGAGTAGTCACAGGAACTGATACTGAATTCACTCAACGTTTAAGAGGACAAGGAAACTTTCCTTCAAAAATAGTATTCGTTAATGCTGACTTTGACCCTGATGTAGATACGCCAGTTGAGTATGAAGTTCAAGCAGTACAGAATGATACATTAGCTAGTCTAAATATCGCTGCAGGGGTAATTGCACCAGCGACTGGAGTTAGATATGCAGTAGTTGGTAGTTTTACACCAGGTATTGTTGTTCCGGATGCTGATAAGTACCCATTAATATTAGATGGATATACGATAGAGCTTAGATTATCAAGCACATTAATTACAGACAAAGAATTTTTATTAGCAGATGTAAACTACAATGGGGTTACACTTGAGATCAATGATAGGAGAGAAGAGAATATTTATAGCTTCTTAGACATTGAATTAGCGTCGATTACAGACGTTAATCCATTGATCGGGATACATAACATCAAATACGATACAATCAACGCTGTACGCGAAAAGAATTTAGTAGAGCTCGGTTGGGGTCTTAAATCACTCAATGGCAACTGGACAGTGAATCAAGGACTACAAGAAGTCACTATCACACAAGCATCAGGTGGAATCTGGGATGACATTTCTCAATTCGCAGCTGGACAGTTGGATGGCTGGAGAGTAGTGTTTGAAGAAACTGGTCAAACAATTAAAGTTGAGCAATCAACAATTGGCGCTAGTTCAATAATATTGACACTATCATTTGACCCTGAATATCCATCAACTGGAGCAATCTGTGTTGTTCCAAATAGTGATATAGTAGAAATTCAGATATCTAGTGTAATCAATCCTACAGCAAACAAAGAACTTTCATTTTCTGCCAAACAAGGCTTTGCGATAATTCCTTGTGAAGCTGGAGTAGTGAATAACATCAAATACAGACACATTAAAGGAGATTTGACTACTCCATTTAGAAATCTTAATGACGGCGATTATCTTAATGAAGAATCATTTGATGCAACTGGAACGCCAAATGCAACTCCAGTAATAACAACATATGTGAATGGAGACATTACACCAACATTAAGTACTGATCTTAATTTAGCATTATTAAATAAAGTGCTTAGTCCTGGATTTGTTATTGATTTCTTTGGAACATTAGCTCAGGCAGAAGCTCAGGTTGGATTTGTTGTTTGTGATGGTAGATTAATTACTGATGCAACATCTATATTTAATGGAGGTAACGCACCTAATTTAAAAGGTAGAGTGATAGTAGGACACGATCCAGCAGCATTGGATTATAATGAAGAAGGAAATGTACGAGGATCAGACAAAATCAATCTTACAGTAGCACAACTAGCAGCACATACACATCCAGGAACTACAGAGAATGATGGCGTTCATCAACATGCGATTCAAGACACTATGATTCCAAATGTAGGATCGAATCAACTGACAAACATAGACAACACACCTGGATCATTTGGAAACGCATCTACAGAAGTAGATGGTGCTCATCAACACGCCTTCACTACAGATTCTACTGGTGATGGAGCTGACATTGATATAAGACAAAAATATTTTGTACTACATAAATTAATGAAATTATAACAATATGAAATTGTATTTCACAGGAGCAGACGGATTTGGAGATGAACAGAGTAGTAGTTTACTTTCGTTAGGAGGATATCCTTCTGCATCACAAGTACCAGCTGCAGGAATTGATAAGATATTTGGTGGAATCTCACAAAGAGATTTGCGAAACGGTAGTGTAATTACAAAAGCAGTGGTGTTAAAGAATACAACAGCAACTGATCCAGTTACTGGAGCTAAGATTTACTACAACAACAACTCAGATTTTCCAGTTGCAAATTATAGATTCGCAATCGTTACATTAGCATTAGACGATTGTGGCAAAGCAATAATGGAAGAGATAGCAAATCCTTTTGACAAACCTAATAGTGCAGTATTTGTTGATGCTAAAGGACTTTCAAATGCACTAACATTTCCTGACATTCCAGCAGATTCTTATGTAGGAATTTGGATTGAAAGATCAATTAATGTTCTTAAAGGAAAAGAGTCTTTGTCGTGTGACTTTCTATTGGCAGGGTATGACGTAGTTCCTGAGGCAAATCAAAGCACAATTCAATTCTTAGATCCAGCATTATTAGCTGGAGAATATTTCACAATTGATACAAGAGTAAATAAATATGTTATATGGTTCAATGACGGTGTAGCTGCAATGCCAGCGATTACTAGTTCATATGAATTATTGATTATAGCTTATGCTGTTGGAAGTGAAACTGCAGATACACTTGCAGCTAAGGTTAATACCAAACTTCAAGAAATTCCTGTCCCACGAGGAGAAATGATTTCAACAGTTGCAACAGACACCGTAACAGTAACAATATAGAGCCAGGACCTATAGGTGATCCAATCATTAGCAATGCTAACGTTGTGATCGCATCAATAGTAAGTGGAGTGAGTGATAACTTAGAAAAAGTTGAAGACGTAGAATTAATTATTACATATTAATTTTGCTATTATAGATATTGGAAGTATATTTATGACATGAAGCTCCGTCTAATAGTAGGGGAATTGTACCATTATTTTGATTGTAAGTTTTACAACAAAGAATTTAAAATCGTCGAATTAAAGAACGCTCATATAATTACAGACTTCTTAATCAACGTGCATAAAGACTTTAACTTACAGTCAATTAATCATCAATTCATTTTTAAGTATTTAATGTTTCAATATGACTTTTGGAACGACCAAGAGATTACCGGATTTGGCAATCACACTAGGTTAGGAACAATATTCAGTAAGAAAGGATATCTTAGATTTCAAAAAGCACTTAAAAATGACAAGTTTAGTTGGTACAATGCAGAGAAAACCCTTCAAGATAAGTACGGAATCAACAGATCATTTCTAATTAGATATAGAGCTAAGCAGAAGCGAGATTTAACAATTTTGAGTGTAGATGAAGAATCAGAAAAGAAGATCTTTGAAGATGGTGATGTTCAGTTAGTTCATTGTATAGACAGTACCACTTTATTCAATCACGTTAGTGAGGTTTGTATGGCATGTCCAGCAAGAGTGAAGTGTAAAAGATTATTGAAAGTGTATTATAAGTATTTACATCAATAGAGGATATGAAGCAAATATCAAAGAAGAAAGCAGCGCGGAACAGGTCATATAAGGCTGTTTGTGAAGAGATATTACAAGAACGGGAAAAGATATGTCAAGGTTGTGGAACCGCCGACAGATTAAGTTTTAGTCACCTAGAACCGAGATCTTTTAGTATTGTTAATGAAGCAAACAAAGCGATGATTCACATTCATTGTATGACGTTTGGGGGATTTGAGGGATGTCACGATAAGTACGAGCAACATAGATTTTCTGAGTTGAAAGATGGTGATGAAATAATGGAAGCGTTGATTGAATACGCACCAGATTATTTAAGAATAATTGAAAATAAAATAACATGAGACCACATTTAGAATATACCTCAGACGAATATGCTCAAGAAGCAGATGCACGAGGAGTGAGGCCGATTAGCGAGATTGATTGTGAGATAATTGAAGTTTTACACAATATGTTTATGAAAGGAGAACCTACTCAGATTCCATTAGGAGTAATTCTAGGAGGATGGAAGCATAATTCAGATGAACAGACTTTAAATGAAATTACCGATTATAGTAATGGAATAATTTCTGTAGTGGTGCCTGACGAAGATTTGGATGAACACTTTGCAAAACTACATCACGCATACATCAAGATTAAAGAATACACCTTCAAGGTGATGAAAATATATTCAATTGGACCGGAAGATGCCTATGAAGGTGACCGACCAATTTACAACATCGTGATTAACAAAGGACCGTTACCAGCGAATCGCTCATGGTATGAGAACACTAGAATCAAGTGTTACACTTTAGAAGAGCGTGAAGAATTAATTAAAGTGTTAGAGACAAAATTGAACTCAATACACTTATGTAAATACATATAAAATGGAAGAGAACAAAAGCCCGTTGACGTTATATCCAGGAGTGGATTTTACCTCAGCTAAATTAATTGAATTCTTGAACAAGAAGTACACACACAAGAAGACAGGACAACCATTTACTACTGGAGATATCCAGCAGTATTTGAAAAGAAAGCATTTACCAAAACCTTACGGAGGACATCCAATTAACATTGTAGAGTGTCCTGAGATAGGAGTGAAAGTGATTCGTGTATTTTTTGATTTATAAGATATGAAGGTAGCAAACTTTATTGTTTGGGATCTCGAAACAGGAGGTTTCAAAAAAGAAGAAAATGGTCTCGCAGAAATTGCGCTGATCGCGTATGACTCAGTCACATTGGCTGAAATTGATCGATATGAAGCAATCGTTGCTCCATATGAACAGCCGTCAGGTGAAATGAGTACCTACACAAGTGGAGCACTCAATGCCAATGGATTAACCATGAGGCAGATTAATGCAGGTAAAGATGCTAAAACTGTTGCAAATGAAGTGAAAACATTTTGTTTGAAGCATAAAATATCTCTGAGAGGGGGAATGGGTAGGTGTGTATCAGTAGGACATAACATCGTCAAATTTGACATTCCATATTTGACATACTTCCTAGAAATATTCAAAATCAAATACAATGATTTGTTTCAAGAGATTCCATTTGATACAATCTTGTTTACAAGACTGAGGTGGAGTAGAGACGGATCAATTGCAAATCATCAATTAGGAACCGCTTGTTCAGCTGCAGGAATACAGTTGATTGATGCGCACAGAGCAATGAACGATGTCGAGGGAAATGCTCAGTTAGCAATTGCCTTTATTAAAGGAATGAGAGAGCAGCAACAAACAGCAACAGCAGTATTACAAAACAATAGACTCCGAGAAAAGTTCACATACTAAATGAACAAACATCTTCAACTACCATTAACTCCAGTAACGGTGCGCAAGACTCAACTGACACTAAATCAGTTAAGGGACACTTATAGTCTAGTTGATGATATGATTTCCAATTTTGATGAAAAAGCAATTTTGGAGTTATCATCAGGGAATGAGTCAGATGTCGATGCGATGTTGGATATTCTAATTGATGAAACAGCAGCAGTAATCACTGCGGGAAACAAAACAATCGATAGTAGTAGATATGGATATCTTGATGCATTTACTGCATCAGTTGAAGAGACTTTGAGAGTACGTTCACTCAACTACTTTATTTTAGCATGCCTACCAGACTTCACATTAGGATGGCATAATATTGAATGGAGTAACTTACTTCAAATGCATAGATTGTTATGTGTACTTGCTGCGAGAGATCATGGTAAGTCATATCACTTTAGTTACGCATACCCACTTTGGCAGATGTATCGCTACAAAGGAAAAGGAACCGTTCTTAATAAGGTTCCTAAGGAACTTCAAATGGCCAAAGAAGGGTTGTTAATTACCAATGAGTACAAATTAGCAATGCACTTACTTGCAATCATAAAAGATGAGATTGAAAACAATGACATCTTACGAGCAAGATTAATGCCTGATAGTAAACGTGAGGGTTGGGGTAAGGAAAAAATTACAACTAAAACTGGTGCATCATTAGCAACTAAATCTGCGATGAGTAAGATTCGTGGATATCACCCGACTTACATCATACTAGATGATTTCTTAAATGAATCATCATTATATTCTCAAGAACAGCGTGAGAAATATCTTAACGTATTCTTAGCTATAATTATGCCAGCACTTTCGCCAGGAGGACAATTGGCGATGGTAGGGACACCATTCTTTGAGAAGGATTTATATGCATACTTGAAAGATAAGGATATGTTCAAAGTACTTGAATATCCAGCGATCTTCCCTGATGGTAAATTACTATTCCCTCAAAGACACACATACAAGAGTCTAATGGAGAAGCGTCAGCTACTTGGGTCATTGGTATTCTCAAGAGAGATTTTAGTTAAACCAATTTCAGATGCAGCTGCAATCTTCCCGTATGATATGCTACGTAATGCAATCAAGGGTCAGGATAGTGTTGATTTAATCAACAACATCGACAGTAGTCAGAGAAAGTTTGTTAAGATTGTAGTAGGATGTGATTTCGCTATATCATCTGCAATTGGAGCAGATTATAGCGTATTCACAATATTAGGTGTAGATGAGCTTGGAATCATTCACTTGTTAAATTGCTGGAGAAAGAAAGGAGCAAGTTATGCTCAGCAAGTTGGTGCGTTGAAGAAAATCAATAAAGATTTCAGACCCGATATCATGTATGCAGAGGATAATGGTATGCAACAAATCTTCATTCAAATGATGGAGGATGCGAACCTACCAGTAGTTGGAAGAACAACTACTGCGAAGAATAAAAAATCTTTATACGAAGGCATTCCGTCATTAGCGGTATTGTTCGAGACTAGAAGAATCAAATTCCCATACGGAACTCAGAGAGCGAAAGACTTAACTGATTTATATTTTTCTGAACTGAATAGTATTACGTACATTCAGAACACTGGAAAATTAGAGTCAGTAAACCAACACGAAGATACTTCAATGTCTCTTTGGTGTGGAGTAAGAGGAATCAAAGGAGATGTCAAAGACTTTGACTTCTCATTTATATAAATCGTAAATAATGGCAAAAGCATTAACCGGAAACTTCCTAAATGAAATGTTTAGAGCATGCACTAGAAAACAGACACTGTTTTTAGTAGCAAAAGATCATCTGAAATACAACTATCTACCGTCAGAAGAATACAAAGAAATTTGGAAATCTATGTGTGATCACTTCGACATGACTACTAGATTAACCACTACAGGGATACTAGCGGAAGAATTCGTTGATAATAGAAAGGTTATCAAAGTTCTGAGTGCAATACGCAAGTCAGATGAAATTAATGAATTAGACGCCGTAGAACAGCTTGAAAAATTTATAAAAGAGAAGATGTTTATCGAGGTATATGATAAACTACCTGAGCTGTACAATAAAAATGATAAGCAGGGAGCATTCACTTTAATGTTTGAAGCAAGTGAGAAACTATCTCAATTCACACTGAAGAGTGGACAATACTACACAAAGATTTACAAAGATTTACTCAAACGACATGACCAACGATTATTAGATAAAGAAAATGAAGATGCCTCAGGTAAGGGGATAGGTAAAGTACCAACTGGAATCAAGCCACTTGATGACTTATTACTTGGAGGAATTGCTAAAGGTAACGCAATGTTAATTATGGCAGCTTCTGGTGTAGGTAAGAGTAAGATGGCTAAATTTGCAGGAGTGAGTGCTTCAAGAAGGGGATTTAGAGTCTTACACATTCAAGGTGAGGGAACTGAAAAAGAAGCTCGTGATGCATACGATGCAGCAATTATGGGAGTGAATACTCACCGCTTGAAGTATCATACTCTTAGCTTAAAAGATCGAACTGAGCTAGATAAAGCAGTTAATCAAATCCAACATTTTGATGGAGAGATTTATCTGAAAGCATACGAGCAATTCGGAGCAGCAACTTATAGGGACATTCGAGACTATGTGGTGGACATCACTGAAAAAGAAGGACCTATCGATTTATTGATTGTTGATTACCTTGAATTATTTGATCCAGGAAATGGTAAGAAATATTCAACAAGTAACGAAGGAGAGAGAGCTCGTAGGTTGGCATGTGCAGAACTATTCACAAACATTTGTGTTGAGTTTAATATTGCTGGAATAATTCCTACTCAAGCTAATGATATTGCACCGTTACTATTTAATGACGCAACATTTCAATTGACACGACACAACATCTCAGAAGCGAAAGCTGTAGTACGTCCGTTCCCATATTTCGTTACATTGAATCAATCAATTGATGAGAAGCGTGAGAGAGTATTGAGATTGTATGTCGACAAGGCAAGGTTCGTTGACCAAAGTGCTGAGCCAGTGATACACATCTGTACAAATTATGACGTAGATAGATTCTACGACCACATAAGCACCGTAACTAAATTTGGATATGAGTTCTAACATGACATTCATTCAAAAGAAAGTAGTAGAATACTTTCAACTGAATACCAATTATAAGTCAGCTAAGGGCTGGATTTATGGTGGCAAATGTCCTTGGTGTAATAATTCAGATAAATTTGGAGTAAAGCTCAATCAAACAACCGCACAATATAAGAATCAAATATCGTACAACTGTTTTCACGGATCATGTCAACAAAGGGGAAGCGAATTCAAGCTACTCAACCACATTGGGTTGGGACATTTATTGAAACATGGTGAATTTATAGGAGAAAAGGAAAAGATAAAGAATACACTGTTTGCGGAGGATGAGGAATCATCGAGCATTGAAGTTGAAGAGGTGTCTTTACCATTAGGCTTCAGAAGGGTCCTCAGTGACCCGTACCTAGAAGGTAGAGGATTTGAACCATGGCAATTTCAGTATTACATCATTGGAAGAACTAAGTGGTATGCACCACTAAAAGACTATGTACTATTTTCAATTACAGAAGATGGTAAACATAAAGGGTATATTGGAAGATCGACATGGAGTAGGGAGCAAATGGATGATTATAACGCATCAATAAAGCTATTCAATGCTACTTGTGATAAAGAGAACCGCAAAAGGGAGCATGTCAAGTTCAACAATGAGGGCGGTGTCGATTTTGGAAAGTTGTTATTTGGATTTGATGAAGTAACCGAAAACACCGAAGAGGTGATATTAGTAGAAGGGGTAACTGACAAAGCAAACGTTGACAAACTTCTCAGATTAGATAAGAGTGATAAACTCAAGTGTTTATGCACATTTGGTAAGAAGATCAGTGAATCTCAAATCCGAAAACTGAAAACTAAAGGGATATCAAAAGTAATTTTAATGTATGACCCTGATGCAATAGATGAATCGAAAAAATATAGTATTGAGTTAGAATTGTGGGATATAAGAGTAAAAGTTGGATATTTACCAGACAAAGATCCAGGTGATCTGAACCGAGAAGAATTGACAACTGTATTGTCACAGACACAAACGCCAAATCAATTTGCTAGCTCAAAAATGCAAAAAAGAAAATTAGGAAAATGAATAAATCGAGACACCAATCACTGTATGACTTTTTACAAGCACTACAATTAGAGTACGTAAGTGCAGAATTAAGAAGCAAAATCTATACATCAAACAGTGACAAACGCTACTATAAGCGAGTGATGAGTCATAAAAAAGAGAAGATTGAAGATATTTCACTACGAAATGATCTGAATACAATATTTACCGACGATTCAGTTAAGAAGGAAGTCTATGCATTAACACATACTAAGTTTGGGATACCAACTTTCGTGTATCGCAACGATGAGGACAAAGCAAAATTTGAAGAATCAGATTTACTCAACTATTTCTCAGTTGGATCAGAAGTCAAAATTCAAGGTGATGATGAGAGCGTCGAAATAGGAATCATTGTAGATGCTCAGCAATTTGAGAATAAATGGAATGATGGAAATAACGATATAGATAGCATCCCTATCGTAGTAAAGAAGAGAAGAGATCAGAACGAAGCAATAGTGCTCGTATCGCAGATCTCAAGAATATTATAACAATTTTAAAATCGTAAATAATGGGAAGAAAGTACCAATCTACTAAGATCTTTGACAACTATTCTGTCGCTCTTAGACAATGGAAAGCAGCACATAGCCACTGCCAATTACTACACGGCTACGCATTAGAATTTAAGGTGATCTTTGAATCAGTAGAGAAGGACATAGATAAGCAGTTAGATGAGATGAACTGGATTATGGACTATGGTGGATTCAAATCAACAGATGCACAACCTACTCCAGGAAATGGACTGAAAGATTGGATGAATGATATGTGGGATCACACGACATTAATCGAGAAAGACGATCCACAACTAGAAACATTTCAATACATGGAGGAATTAGGTCTATGTAAATTGAAAGTGATGGATGCAATGGGAGCAGAATCATGCGCTAAATTAGTATTCGATCATTTTAGCGAGAGACTCGCACTTACTGGAGGAGGAAGAGTAAAAGTATTTTCAGTTGAGTGTTGGGAAGCTAAACGTAACAGTTCAATCTACACAGAAAATGGATAGAATCATAGATTATAAAAAAGTGCTACCGATTGTCGAGGTTTATACTGCAGTACAATCAGAGGGTAGCAGAGCGGGTTATCCGACAGTAGTAATTAGAACTACTGGATGTACCCACAGATGCTTCTTCGGTGAAGGAGGATGGTGTGATTCGTGGTACACGAGCATTCATCCTGAGAAAGGTAAGTTCACATTTTATAGTATTGTTGAAATGTATTACAATAATCCACACATCAAAGAAATGATGTTAACTGGAGGAAGTCCTACAATGCACCCGAAATTAGTGAATGAGTTAACACACTTTGCTCACGAACATGGTATCTTCATTACAATGGAAACTGAGGGGAGCCATTTTATCAAGACAGACTATCCAATTGATTTGATCTCACTCAGCCCTAAATTAGGTAACTCAATTCCAGTATTAGGAGAAACGACACCGCAAGGCAAGATTGTTGATGAGAGAATGATTAAGCAACACAATAAGCTGCGATTGAATATGGGAGCAATGTTAGATACCATTGCATATCATAAAGACTATCACATCAAACCAGTTTGGGATGGAGATGATATGAAAACGCTAGAAGAAATCAAAAAATTGATATTCTTATTAGACGTACCTGAGGATAAAGTGTGGTTTATGCCTGCAGGAGATAGTAGAGAAGCACTATTCAAGTCATATCCATTAGTATTTGATTGGGTAAGAGACAATGGATATAGAATGACATGGAGACCACACATTATAGCTTTTGAAGATGCTAGAGAAGTTTAAATTAAGTAATCATTTATACAAACATCATATCGCATAAAATTATTAAAAACTGCCAATGGCAATATTCACAGAACTGAGGAAGAAAAAGCAAAGATGATTGCTGAAGGCGCAGTTCATTATGGAAATTTTTTAACAGCTATGGGCTTTGATTGGAGAGCTGATCAGAATACAGAGAATACTCCGTTCAGATACGCTAAAAGTTGGGTGGAGGACATGATTAGTGGAACAATAGGAACACCACCTAAGATCACTGCATTTCCATCTGATCACTATGATGGTATCGTACTTCAAAAAGATATTCCATTCAGTTCGATGTGTTCACATCATAATCGTGAGATCACTGGAAAGGTTCATATTGCGTATATACCAAGTGATGGTGGTGAAGTAATAGGATTATCTAAGATGAACCGACTAGTTGATTTCTATTCAAGAAGACCTCAAATTCAAGAAGGTATGACGATGCAGATTTACGAAGCATTGAATGAGGTTCTTAAGGACAATAAAGGTATTGCAGTTATTGTTAAGGAGAACATGGCTGCGTAAAATGTAGAGGAGTGAGACATCACGGTGCTGCAATGATAACATCCAAATTAACTGGATTCTTTTTTGATAACAAATTAGGAACTCGCGTTGAGCTATTCAACCTAATCGCAAACCATAAATAATGAAAGAATTAATCGCTGACTACAAGATTCGACGATACTGCAAGCGACTTGCGAACGAAATATCTGCAGATCATCACACTAATGGACAGTCCGAAGAGATTGTGTTGTTAGGAGTAATGAATGGAGCTATGCCTTTCTTAGTCGATTTGTCAAGATTGATCGACCCTAAGATTCCAGTGATTATCGATACAGTGAAATGTAGCAGTTATACTGGAATGTTCACAAAAAGTAAAGTTAAAATGAGCAAAGCTCCTGATAATGACTTATCATACAAGACTGTAATTATAGTCGAGGATATAGTTGATACAGGAGATACAATGACATTTTTAGTCAATAAACTTAATTCAAAATACAATCGTATTGACTTGAAAGTGTGTTCGTTATTGAAAAGAAGAGATTGTAGATTCAGAGTTGATTATCTTGGACGGATAGTCGATGAAGGTTTGTGGTTAATAGGCTATGGACTAGACGATGATGGATTTAAACGTAACTTAAAAAGTATATTCATAAAATGAGATTAAATGCAAAACAGATCCTTGAAAGAGGGATCATCACCGGAGAGATTACTAATGATCAGATAGCACAAGTTGGTATTGATTTGAGAGTAATCGAAATTGAGAGAGTTTTTGGTGGAGGAGTAATTCCTAGAGAAGGGAAAACACTTCTAGCCAAACGTGAAAAGGTCAAGAGACAGTCGCCAACTGAAGTAAAGTCACTAGGACTTACTGGAGCAGTTTGGATGTTAGAGCCTGGTGTATATGATATTACATTCGCAGAAGGATGTGACATGGCACCTAATGTGTCTGGAAGAATCATTCACAGAAGCTCTTTGTTGAGAAACGGAGGGATTTTGAGATCAGGTGAATTCGATCCAGGATTTAGTACTAAGAACATTGGAGCAGTTATGACAATTAACATACCAATGTTGATTGAATTTAAAGCAAGATTAGGTCAATTCATAGTTGATGAAAACGAACCAGTCAATCCAGAAGACTTATATAACGGTCAATGGCAAGGAGATAAACAAAGAAAATCGTAATGAAAACAGAAATCGTAGTAAAGTTTAATATCGAAGGACTCCACGCATGGCCTGGAGTAGTAGAGAACGACAAGCTCAAAGAAGCTGTTGGATTTCTTCAATTTCCTCACAGACATCAATTTACATTCAGAGCAACTAAGCAAGTATCTCATGCAGATCGAGATATTGAAATCATTGATTTGAAGAGAATTATGATTCACTATCTATTTACCCAATATGGTAAACCACCAGTTCCAAAAGCTGAGGGGCTTTATAACAGCCACTGTGACTTTGGCAATCAATCATGTGAAATGATTGCTCAAGAGTTAGTGGAAAAGTTTGAATTATCTTCATGTGAAGTACTTGAGGATAATGAGAATGGTGCAATAGTGACGGTTAATCAAGGAGAACCAATACCACCAGCAATGAAAAAACCGTACGAAGAAATTGAAATAGCAGACCGAATAGGTAAGGGAGCTAGAATAGTGTTCCTCTGTGGTGCATTATGTAGTGGAAAATCTTACTACAAAAAAGCATTGTTAGAACAAGAGCAGAACAATGGATATCTTGCATTAGGTATGGAAGCATCTGATATTGTTAAGAATATTCTCAAGAAAGAAAGCAGAGCTGATCTTCAAGGACATCCTGAATTAGATGTTGAGATTGTTAAAGCGATTGATGGTATGAGAGATATGAGTAAAGATGATAGTATTCTAATAATAGTGTCTGGAGTACGTCAAAAAACGATTTTGCAGGCGTTTCCTAAGTCTGAATGTATTTGGGTAGATGCTTCTGAGTCAATTCGATATGAGCGCTTTAAAAACAGTAAAAAAGACGAAGATGTTTCACTACTTGGATTCACTCAAGCCAATGAACGAGATAATGAGTTAGGATTAACAGAACTTAAACAATATATTTTTAACCGTAATAAATAAAACTATGGACTTTTACGCAATACCGCCACTAAACAATTTAGATTTAATGCATAAAGGAGATCGATATTTCTGTCTCGCACAACTTTATATTGAACATCAGCATTATAGAGACTTCTTTAAGAGTCTTCCTGATACTGCATGGGTGACGTTAGATAATGGAGCTGGTGATCACGATTTAGTTACTGAAGATATTTTATTTGAAGTGATGAGAGACTTAATGCCAAGTGAAGTAATTCCTCCAGATATTCTCTTCAATGCTGACCAAACAATAATCAACGCAAAGAGATTCCACAGAAGAATGTGTGAAGAAGGTCTTTGTGATGACATTGAAGTATTCTTTTGTCCTCAAGGAAAGAATCAAAAGGACTGGCTAGAATGCTATCATTGGGGACTACATACATCTTGGGTTAAAACTCTAGGAATGAGTAAGATTGGAGTTCCAAAAGCATGGGTTGGATCAATAAATGATCGAGGAATTATGGAAGGTAGAATCAACGCATTCAACTATTTGAGAGTGAATGAAATGTTAAACAAGCCACTTCACTTCTTAGGTATGGGAGATCCAAGGGAATATGCCTATTACAAACAATTCAGTGAATTTGATTGTGTTAGAAGTAGTGATAGTTGCAACTCAATTTGGAGTGCGATGAATAGTATCAATTGGGCTGATGGAGAGTTTGTGAGAATTCCTACACCAAAAGATTATTTCAATAGAGAAATTCCGAAAGACTTAGTAATTGAGCATATAATCAAAACAAACATTAATTACTTGAAACTATCAGTTCGCTAACATCACTAATACTGCGCAGTTGCAGAATAAATATAAAAGTACTATCTTTATAGTCTAATCGTAAACTATGTCAATTACCCAAACACTTAAAGACGGTACATTTTTCGTAACAGATGATAAAGACGTAATGTGTATATTCGAAAAGAGATATGTATCAGGATTAATGATTTCAGATTATCCTGGAATTATTCAATCAATTGAGATCACAAAAGAGGTTGTTGCAGACGCATACTTACTCGACAAAAAACAATTTGTAGATAAGTATGAAGAGAGATTACTTCCTAAAGCACTACTAACAACATTGCAGTTATATAGGACTTTGAGAGATATCATTGTTGATGAGAAGGTTGTGATTAAAGCTGAGAAGAAAATCATCACAAAGGCACCGAAAGGTTCGAGACTTCAACAAGTGAAAAACTTAATTGCTGCAGGTATAATCAGTCCAAAAGAAATTGCAAGCCACTTAGGAACCAATGCAGCTTATGTATCAACCTTAATCCGAAAGATCAAAAATGAAAATGAGTAATGATATAGCAAGTAAGCTCACAGGAAAGAACTTACAGGACGCTACAGAGAATCAAATAAAATCTGAGCTGAAATTATTCATTAAGGATAATGGTGGAGAGGATTTTCTAATTGATGATGACCTAATTACTTTGATTGAGTTAGCAGCGATATATTCAGACGTCACTGACATTGATGCTAAGATTGCTGATGTTCAAGCAGAACAAAACAACCAACCACTACCAACATATAAGAGAGTTGGATGTGTGTTACGTACAGCAGATCCAAAACACAAGAAGATTGTTGAGAAGATAGCTGAGTTGATTTGCAATTTTCATTTAGACTTGACTTTTGTAATTAAAGATAAAGGCATAGCGCTAATTGATGCAACTAATGCAGTATTCACATTTGAGAATCTCAGACAGATTGAGGGAATGTCGACAGAATATAGTGGTATAGTTACATTATCAAATATCAAAACAGATGAAGAGTTACAGAAAGTTGTTAGCCCTCAATATTATAGAGATAAGACTTGGGACTTTTTAGGAAGACTCAAGCGCTGTGAAGGAAAGTACTTTACTGTTACCGAGCTATTAGACTTGGTTGCAGATCGCAAAATAATCACATTCGACCGTTATGAATAAAGAATTAGAAAATTGGTTTTTCGACAATTACATTAACTACGAAAACTACGGAGCAAATAAGTATAAGACTGCATTAGGAATAATGCAGTTATTGCCGTACAGCAATTGCATTGATGTTGAAGAAAATCAAATGGATTTACATTTGACTTATGATATTTCAGAAGATATTATAGATCAGAAGATCGATTATGTGATTTACAAATTTGGTGGGAAGTTTTACTATAACCCAATCACAGAGATTTCTAACGTTGAGCTCAAAGAACTAAAGTACATAGGAGACTACACAGAATATTTACCGAAGAATGAAGAGTCACACGTGTTCGCTGGTGTTCACGGTAGGTATGAGGTGATGAGCGGTACTCGTGACTATAAAGATTGGTGTAAAAAAGCAAAATTTCTACAATACAAGACACTTGCAATTTGTGAGAAGAATACTTTAGCTGGAACACTACCATTTCAAATGGCATGTAACAAAGCTGGATTAAACGCAATCATAGGATACTCAGCTTCGGTTGAAAATACTAACGGAGATGTCTATCAACTCAAGTTATTTTGCATTAACCATAGTGGTTGGATCAATTTGCTTGAGATCAATACAATTATCAACATTGACAATGAAGGAGTAATTGATGAAGCAGATTTGTTACCACTACTCAAAGGACTTGTCGCGGTGATTCCTCCAGGAATGCATTCACATAGAGCAGTATTATCACAATACAATAAACACGCAGACAAAGCGTTCTTTCAGATTACAACAAACGAATATCTTTCAAATCAAAAAGACGAGACAGTACTGATATCTAGCAAGGAGTATATTGATAAGGATATGGATATAATCAATCCAATTCTAATTAGTGATGCATATTGCTTAGACCTAGAAGACACTCATATTAAACAAGTACTGAATAAGCAGGGTTCTGTTAAGCAAGAATATGCTACATCAAACCACTATCTACGTAGTTTTCAAGAGCTTGCAGACGAATTTGCAAATCTATTTGAACTCAAGGATATGAGATATCCACAAATTTGGAATCAATCAGTCAATTCACTAGCGTGGATCAATAATCAATGTAAATTTAATATCAATACAAAAGAACTATTTTTGCCCAAATATGAAATGACCGACAAAGAGGTTGTTAAGTATGGGACGCCTGAGAAGATGTTTGAGATGTTAATTTATGAAGGCTTGATAAAAAAGTTTCCTGATAATGTAGCTCAGTCTGATGATATCTGGAAAAGAATTCACATGGAACAAGATGTAATCACTAGAGGTGGTTTTATTGACTATTTCTTAATTCTATGGGACATCATCAATTGGTGTAAAACACAGAACATTCAAGTGGGACCTGGAAGGGGATCAGCTGCAGGATGTTTGATATCATATTTGCTAGGTGTAGTTAAAATTAATCCACTTCAATTTGGATTAATCTTTGAGCGGTTCCTAAATGAATCTCGTATCAAAGAAGAGATGCCAGATATTGATTTAGATTTCGCGTCAGACAGAAGAGATGAGGTGATTGAATATATGAGGACCCGATACGGACACGACTTTGTTTGTAGAGTAGGGACGTATGGGACACTACAGATGAGAGGTGTGATTAAAGAACTTGCACGTGCATATAGTTACAATGGGACCTATGAAATGAACTTCATAACACACCTAATTGAAGACAACGAAGATTGGCAATTCATATTCAAGAATTCATTAGGAAATCCAGTACTGAAAAACTTCATTGTTGATAATCCTGAGATAGTAAATGATGCAAAGATTGTATTTAATTCAATCAAGTCAACATCAATGCACGCTTGTGCTACAATTATAGTACCAAAAATTAAAGATAAGGATGGAAACTTATTAAATATCTATCAACAAATTCCTGTCAGAAAAGAGAATGGAATGGTCGTTAGTGAGTGGGAGGGAGATATAATGGCAGATGCTGGATTCTTGAAAGAGGATATCTTATCAACCAAACAGATGGCTAAGATCGGTCACATATTTGATTTAGTTAAAGAGAGAACTGGGATACAACTTGACATGGAGAAGATTCCACTTGATGACCCTGAAGTATTTAATCTATTCAAACAAGGGTATAATCAAGACGTATTCCACTTTGGATCTACTGGATTAACATCATATTTGAAGCAATTGAAGCCTGACAATATTGAAGAGCTTATTGCAGCAATTGCATTATATCGTCCAGGAGCAATGGCATCTAATTCACATACACAGTACGTTAAGTTTAAAGACAAAGAGCTGCGAGCTACATATGATTTCGGACTAAAAGATGTCACTCAAGATACTTACGGACTGTACATATATCAAGAACAGATTATGAAGGCTGTGCAGGTATTAGGTGGGTTTACAATGACCGAAGCAGATGGTGTTAGAAAGGCAATGGGTAAAAAGATAAAGTCTAAGATGGACAGTTATCGTGTTCAATTCCTTGAGAATGCAGTACAGAAAGGTTGTGATGAAAAAGAAGCAATATTAATTTGGGATAAGTTAGAGGTGTTCTCAGGATATGGATTCAATAAGTCGCATGCTGCAGCATATGCAGTAATTGGTTACTATTGTAATTGGCTAAAACATCATCATCCACTAGAATTCTGGACAGTAGCATTTCAATTTGCTGATGAGAAGAAGATATTGGATTATGTAGGAGAGATTCATAGAGTAGGGGACATCGAGATTGTTGCACCAGATATCAATAATTCACAAATGGAGTTTAAGAGTGATGTTGAAAAGAACAGAATTTACTGGAACCTAAGTAGTATCAAATTTGTAGGTGAAGTTGCATCAACTGATATTATAGAAGAGCGAACTAAAAACGGCAAGTTCTTTAGCATGGAAGAGTTCACTGAAAGACTCGGTGGCAAATCTGTTAATAAAAGAGTTGTTGAACAACTGATTCTTGCTGGATGCTTTGATGATATGTATAAAGTGGTTAATCCTAGAGAGCGATTCAAAGCACTAGAAGACTACTACACAACGACTAAGCATAAAATGAAGGAGGAATTTTCTGATAATAAGTCAGTGGACTACTACTGGTCAATCAAGCAGTCAGAGGTAAGTAAATTGAGTAATTTAGATTACGATAAGCTGATTGCAGAATCTATGTTTGCGCCATTTAGTGATAAAACATATATAACATTAGAGAAATTGAATTCACTCAAACTTGGTACCGACAAAAGTAAGACAGCAATCATCGCTGGAATGGTAGAAGAGATAGTAGTTCGTAAGACTAAAGACAAAAGATCGTATTGCGTGATAACAATCCAACAGCATGATGACAAAGCCTACATCAGAGCTTGGCCACAGCAATTAGAATTAGTGGAAGATGACCCGAGATTTTTTCAGTTAGGGCAACTCATTGCATCAAACGAAAAGAAACTCGCAATTTTCAGAGGAAAGTTAGCATACAACTCATATATAAACGGTAATGAGTTAGTGATGAGTGATAGGCTACAAGGACCAATGTTACAAATTTTCTAAATAATGGTTGGTTATAAATATAAAATTATTATCTTTAACGAAATATAAATCGTAAAAATGGAATCACTAGTAAAATTCACACAAGAACATTTATCAAAACTAAATGACGCTCAACTCCGTAAGGTATTGAGAAAGGACTTTGGGTTCGCAAAAGGAACTAGCATCATGAGCTCACAAGAGCTTGTCGATCAAATTCTAAAGCTCAAACAAGCAAAACAAGATGAGATTGACGCAAATAGTGGCTTAGATGAAGATGTAATTTATACAGATCTTACAAGGAGTGAGTGGAAGATTGAGAAAATTAAAGATGGTGTAGTGCATATCTATAATGCAGATGGTCACAAAACCAATACTACAATCACTTCAATGAAACAAACATTCTCTCAGATGAGATACACCAAGTTCACTGTACAAGCTGCAGCAGAAGTTGATGAGGTAGTAGAACAAGATGTTACAGAACAAGATGTTACAGAAAATGCATGTACTCAAGTAGAGATGTTTGATGAGGCACCGGAACCTAAAGTGGATGTATTAAAAAAGAGTAAAATTGAAATCACAGTTGATGGTAAGAAGATATCTAAAAGTGGAATAGTTCGTGCATTAATACAGCGTGAGAGTGAAGCTGGAAATGACTTCAACTCAGGTTCAATTATGAAAATGTTGGAAGCTGAGCATGGATTAAAGATTCATCGTAGTTTCTGCTCTTCATTAATAGCTAAAGCCAAAGTCTAATGTCGCAAAAAGAAACAGTAACCATACCTCTAAGAGGTAAGGTCGTAAATCTACACTTCACTGAATTTGGTAGTGATGTTGATGTAGATGAATTGTGTAGAATTGATTACTCAAATATGTACGCTGAGCTAATTACAATATCATCATTGATGAATCGTGTTGGATTGTGGAAAGCTGAGGCAGATAATGCAGAACAGGAAGCTAGACTTGAAAGAGATGTTGTCATTGCTACAGCTGCAGAGAGAATAGAACAAGAAGAGTTGCCAAAGAAACTAACTGGACCTCAAATGACCAAGAAGCTCGATTTAGATCCGGTAGTAATGAAAGCACGTAGAGTTCGTTTACGAAAAGGAAAGGAAGCTGCGTACTTAGATTCACTGTATTGGGCCGTAAAAAGTAAAGAAAAGAAGGTGGGAGTCATCGGAGAAAAGATGAACTTGACGCCAGAAGAATTTGAGAATAATCTCATTGAAGGTGTCTGGAATGGCATTTTAGTAAATACGAAGAAAAAATTAATTTAAAATCAAAATCATGAAAAAAGTATTATTTATTGTATTAGTAGCATTGTTCACATTTAGTTGTGCAGAAGATGAATGCACTCAAGACTGTTATGTAGTTGAAGTAGGGTCCTCTGCGAGAGGAATTAGTACTAAAGGAAAAGTATTCGTTTGTCATAAAGGCAGTACGTTGGAAATTGAGCAATCATCATTGCAAGAACACTTAGATCACGATGATACTGAAGGTAAGTGTGAAACATTGTCAGTTGGTGGTTTAACATATGGAAATGGAATTAACGTTGAGATAGCTTGTAAGTATGACTTACCATTCATATCAACAGATCCTGATACCGGAAAACAGTATCTATATACAGAATCAAAGTAACAAGAATATACGTTCTTTAACATAAATTATTTTCGATAAAGACTTAGCTGTGATGCTATTGTTGGGACCCGAGTTCGATTCTCGGCAGCTCCACCAATTGGGATCCTTGAAGCTGGATGGTAACGAAAGAGATTAGAGAAAGCCTTGGCAATGTGCCTACGTCTCTTTCCCCTCGCCGTATAACCCTGGGGCTGACTGGTTTTGACTGCAATTTGTAAGCAATTAAGAGAAGATAATTAATATAACTCCAAAAGTTATAAACCTTTTTGAGCCTCAGCTTAGAGCTGTGGCATAAGACGTCTGGGACGTACGACAACGTCCCTTTTTTAAGAATCAATCGATCCGACAAGATCAAATAGATAATTATTAATCAAATTTAAACACATGGAAAACAAACCATTTGACCGTAGTGCCTATAAGGCTACTAGCGTTTCGACCTTAAAAGAGGACGAAGAAAAAGTAAAAGAGCTCACTGGGAATAACCTGGGAGACAGAATCGCATTCTTGAAATTACCACCAGGTAAAAGTAAAGTCAGAATATTCCCTGCTCATCTTGATGCAAAATCATTCTGTTATGCACGTACAGTTCACTTCTTAGAATTAGAGTCTAAGGACAAGGATGGTAAAACGGTTAAGAATGACGCTGGTCAGACAGAATTCAAAAGACGTCCAGTATTCAATGCCAAAATCCATGGAGCATTCCCTAAAGGAGTTGAGCCAATTGACATCATCGACGATTACATCTCGCGTGTATTTAAGAAAGCACATGCTGAGATCCAAGATGACACTCAACGAAAGAACTACCTCAATCCACTTACATTTTTGAAAACTGGAATTATTGGTAAGACCAAATGGTTGGTGTACGCTAACGTGTATAATGAGAATGGTGTGCCTGAGTTTGGTAAACTAGAAATGGCTACCACTGTCAAAGATAAGTTGAATGAAATTTCAGCAAACCAAGATGGTGAAGGACCGATGACAGTTGACCCATTCACAGATCCAGATGATGGAAGATGTGTATTTGTTACATACACTCCAGATGAGAAAGATCCGAAGAAGAAGTATTCTGCTGCAATTGACTTTATGAAGCCAACACCGTTGACAGATGAAGAGATGCAGAATTGGGCTAGTCAAGATTCGTTAGAGAAGCAATTAGTTGGTTCGTATTCATACAGTGATTTCATGAATGCTGTCGCTGGACTTAAAAGGTTTGATGACCAAAGTACTCACTTACTAAGAGCAAACGGATTCTCTGCAGGATATGGTATCTTTGCTGATGAAGACTTCTTAGATGTATGTGAAAAAGTTGCCACTTATTTCCCTGAGAAATTTGAAGATGCTGCAGAACCTAACAGTTTTATTGATGGACCTGAGAAAGTCGAGACTCACAAAACTGAGGCAACGACTGAGAAAGTTTCGCCATTGAAAGCACCAACATTAGAAGAGATGAGTTTAGACCAGTTAGCAGCATATGTTGACAAGCAAGGTTTAGATGTAACCATTCTTCCAGATGATGCTGAGGCAGATGTCATTCAAGCAATTCGTGACGAAGAAGCAGATCAAATTGGAGACGTTGCAGCAACTACACCAAATGCAGAAGCAGACGGTGAAAAAGCATGGGAGGATTTAACTAGTGATTCTGCAGAAGAAGTTGTAGAGACTAGAAAAGCAAGAGGTACAAGAAGTACTCAACTAGATTAAGAGTAGGAACCCTGGAAAATGCCACCGCTGATTCATGTGGCATTTTTTTAAACTATCGTTATGAGCAAACCGGTATTTACAATTATTACAGATTTACATCTTCAAGACGATAACGTCAATGAGGTTGTTTCAGTTGTTGAACAAGCAATTGAAAAGACAGCACAATTAGGACTTCACTGGATTTTCTGTGCAGGAGACATTTTCAATTCAAGAAAGAGTCTGAGCTTCACAGTACTACAAGCGTGGAGTAACCTATTAGAATACTGTATGTCACATGATGTGTGTATGGTAGGTATTCCAGGAAACCATGATAAATTAGATTACACTTCAAAAAGCAGCTATTTAGACATCTTCAAGGACCATCCCAACTTTATGTTGTATGATGAGTACGGATGTAAGGAGATAGTTGATCAAGAAATATATGTTCATTTAATACCATACTTTGATGAGAAATCAGAGTTTGCAAATCAATTTGCAAAAGTAAAGATGCAACCAAACGCAATGAACTACCTAATAACTCACATTGCAATAAACGGAGTAAGTAACAACGATGGTAGTGTAGTAGATACTGCAATCACACCAAACTCATTTCATAAATTTAAGAAGGTATTTGTTGGACATTATCACAACAAACAAGATGTACTATCCAACATACATTACATTGGATCTATTAGACAGAATAATTACGGAGAGGACACTGATAAAGGAATGATAGTGATATATGAGAATGGATTTCATGAACAAATCAAACTTAATTCAATTGAATATCACACAGTAAAGATTGATATTGATAAAGCAAGTGACGAAGAGATTACCAAACTATGCACCAAATGGGGAGATTCACAAAACAATGTTAGGTTCAAGTTTGAAGGAACTAAAGCAAAAATTGACGCACTAGATAAAACCAAGTTCGATTTACTCGATATCGATGTTAAGTGCACTTACAACGATCCGAATGTAGATTTGTCATATAAAGATGCTGTGACATTCACTGGATTTGATAAGGAAAGTATAATTGAAGAATGGGACGGATTCTGTAAAGAGAATCTTGAATTGGATCATAAATTAGGAACCGAATACTTACAAAAAATATTATGAGTAAAGAATCAGCAATTGCAGACCTAGAAAAAAGATACGGTAAAGGGTCGATTGGAAAGGTCAAGGACTTTGAGAAGATTGATATACCGCGCATAAACTCAGGTCTATTGTCATTAAATCATCACACTGGTGGAGGATATCCTAGAGGAAGAATCATTGAAATTTATGGTCCTGAGTCATCAGGTAAGACCACACTATGTCTACATGCAATGGCAGAAGAACAGATGCTTGGCAATACCGTAGCATTCATAGATGCAGAGCACAGTTTTGATAGAGACTACGCAGAAGCATTAGGTATGGATGTTGATGAGATGATTTTAGGTATCCCTAGTAATGGTGAAGAAGCAATGGAGCAAGTTCGTGGATTGATTGCTGGAGGAGGAGTAAGTTTAATTGTGGTTGATTCTGTAGCAGCAATGATACCTAAAGCTGAAATGGAAGGAGAAGTTGGTGATTCTAAGATGGGTCTTCATGCAAGACTAATGTCCCAAGCATGTAGAATGATATCGGGACCTGCTGAGAAAACTAAAACTACAGTAATGTTCATTAATCAATTACGTATGAAGATTGGTGTGATGTTCGGCAATCCTGAGACTACCACTGGTGGTAATGCACTAAAGTTCTACGCATCAATTAGATTAGATGTCCGTGGAAGTACTCAGATAAAAGACAAAGAGGGAACATCAATTGCACGTAAAACTAGAATCAAAGTAGTTAAGAATAAAGTAGGTAAACCATTCGGAGGATGTGAAATAGACATGACTTTCGGTCAAGGATTTGATGTTATTGCTGAGATGCTCGATATGGCAGTTGAGGCTAAAATCATAAATAAAAGTGGATCTTGGTTCAGTTATCAAGAGACTAAACTTGGACAGGGTCGTAATGCAGTAATAGAATTACTGCGAGACAACATCGAGCTTCAAGATGAAATAAGAGAACAAGTAGTAAAAGCAATCGTATAATGTGGCATGTTAAAAAATTATCGTTAATAGACTTCATGTCTCATCGTGATACCGTCCTGGAAATAGTCCAGGACCAAGCGACAATGATATATGGAATCAACAAAACTAACAAAGGTCAGAGTAGTAATGGAAGTGGCAAAAGTGCAGTTCTTGAGGGAATTGTCATAGGTGTATTTGGAGAGCCATTACGAAAAGTATCAACAAAAGTAATGGTAAGACGAGGAGGTCCTACTCATGCAAATGTGATACTAGAACTACATAACGACAAGTTAGATCACACCGTAATCATTACAAGAACAGTATTCAAGAATACCAAGTCAAGTGAGGTAGACATTACAATCAATGGTATAGCACCACAAGGACTTCAACGTAATGGAGCAAACAAGTATGATGTTCGTGAAGCGAATAAGTGGATATTGAATCAAATTGGAATATCAAAAGAAGACTTATTGAATTACTTTTTGGTTAGTAAAAAGCAATATAAATCATTCTTTGCATTAGGAGACGTTGCTAAGAAGGAAGTGATAGGAAGATTCAGTCAATCAAATCAGATTGAACCAGTGTTTGAAGTAATTAAATCAGAGATCGATCATATAACTTCGAGTAAAACGCTGATAGAACAGAAAATTACCGCGAATAAAACAAAGATCGACGTGTACCAGGAGCAATTGGATAGATTTGATCTAAACGCGTTGCAAATCAACGATAAACAAGCCGAACTAACTTTGCAAGATAATCTACTTACACTTAAAGAGAAAACTAAGCCGCTTGAAATATTAATTCAAACACTGAATGGTACGTTAGATCAACTTAATTTGCAACTCAATACAATTCCAAAGGTTGAAGGCGATAGTACTAAGGATGAACAAACATTGAAAGAGTATAACGCTGAGCTTGCTGGATTTACTACAGAGGCAAATGAGGTAATGAATAAACTGACTGAGTATGAGAATAATTTAAGAGGAGCAATCAACTGTCCGAAATGTCAACATAAATTTAATCCAGGAAAGGTTGATGTCGATATGGAGAAGCAAGAAGAGCTTAAAGCAAAGGCGATTAAATTAGTTGGTGAGATTAATGTTGATGTAACTGCAGTTAAGGCGGACATTAAAAAGGTTGGAGAAGCAATTAGTGTTCGTGATCAAAAATTGGCCGCTAGAAGAGCGATTGTCCGCGCGAAGCAGTTAGAAATTGATGATAAGACTGCAGAGATCACTCGTGAGACTAGAAACTTGACAAATAATAAAGCGTCAATAAAGTCAGTTGAAGACCAGATAGCAATCTTGAAGAATAAGGTAATAACTGATCCAACTGCAGATTTGGAAAAGAGTATTAGAGATCACACTAACGCTAATATGGAGCATCAAGGTAAAATTGATGCACTAGACATTAAGTTAGGTGATAAGAAGCAGTGGGAGAGTCATTTCATTCGATTTAAAACGCACTTATCGAACAAAACAATAGGTGTAATGCAGGCTCATTGTAATGAATACCTAGATAGAATAGGGACAGACCTATCACTGAACATTGAGGGGTACAAAGTTAATCGCGATAAAAGTATCCGAGAAAACATAACAACCAATGTTTTGAGAGATGGCGTTGATGAAGGAGTATTGGATGCTTTCTCAAGTGGAGAAGAAGCTAAAATCATCGTTAGTATGATATTGACGCAGCAGAAGTTAATTAACTCAAGTTGCGCAAATGGAGGATTTGGCTTATGTTTCCTAGATGAAATAATCGAATCAGTCGACACCGTAGGTATATCTGGATTGATGACAGCACTAAACAGTTTAGGGCAAACAATTGTAGTTATCACGCACGGAACGTTCGACCAACAGTATGAAAATACACTAAGCGTAGTTAAGAAAAATGGAATCTCCGAAATTAGTTAGAGAAAAATTATATGTTCATGCAGGGACGTTTGCTGAGTTTCAGCGCTACGCGAAAGCTAACATTGACTATGATTGTGAATATATTGTAGATGACAATACTCTTCGTGGCAAGCAGCCTGGAAGAGTTATTCGTATTGACACCTATCAAGAGAAATGGAACGACCAGGCAATTGAAGAATCAATACAAACAGCACTAGAACAGTGGGAAGCTAACGCACCACAAGGACCAATTCAAACTAATGAAGATGGTGAAGACATGACAAGTTATGGAGTCTCATAGATATATAGGAATAGATCCAGGAAAGTCCGGTTATTGGGTAATGCTTGATGGAACTGGTAAGGTTGTTAATCACGACAAAACACCACTAGTTGGTAGAGCTTACGATAAACAATCAATGGTACAATTACTTCAAGAATGTGCTGCTCTAACTAAGTATGTCAGAGTTCATGCAGTACTTGAAGATGTTCATGCGAATGTAATTGGAGGGAAGGCAAGTAACTTTGATTTAGGAAATGGCAAAGGACTCTGGGAGATGGCGCTGATGGCACTTAAAATACCTCATACAATGGTCACTCCAAAAGAGTGGCAGAAATATATGTTTCAAGGAGCCAAGACTCAGTATCAACCAACCAAAAGAATAACCAAAAAAGGCACTGCAGTTAAAAAGGTAGACACCAAAGCAACCGCCCTACTCGCAGCAAAAATGCTTATGCCGCAGCAAGACTGGAGAGTGGTAGGTAAGACTGGAAAATTTACAACAAAAATCGACGATGGATTTGTAGATGCGTATTTAATGGCGGAATATTGTAGAAGAAAATTTAAGTAAAAATGATTACATATAACTATTGTTGTATTCAAGATGATTGTGAAGTGTCTGGAATTATTCCTATTAAGAAGGAAGAAGAGCATGAAGACCGCGTAGAGTACTGTTATGGCTGCGATAAACCATTAAAGCATGTAGGTCAACTGTGTAATGTAGCTATTCGAGGAGACATTCAAAGTAGAATGTTACGCAACCAAGCACACTTCAAGAGAAGAGCTAAAAGGCACTCAGCTAGTGAAGACCAACAGGCATTAAAAAAGAAACGTCAAGACGAGGAGTTCGCAACAATGGGACTTCATAAAAAGAAATAGTATGCAACACGTAAAGAACAACGAGCACAGAACAATGATTGATTTCCTTGAGTTGCTCAACAGTATTGGTTATAATATCGTATCAATCGACAACACATTTTATATATTTACTGCCTTTCAAGAGGTAGATGATGTAATTAATGAAATTGAACTTACTGGCAAGAATGCTACATTCTTAATCGAGAATACAGTAGCAACTGCAGCAGCCAATATTTTAAAGAAGAACGAGCTTATTAGCAGAATCGACGAGATTCCTAGTAGAAGAAGAGTTTTTCATCCAAACACCTTATACGTAAAATATTTATCAAGCTAGAATGCAAGATATTGTTATTAGGAATGTCCTAATTATTCAAAAGTCACAGTTAAAAGCATACGTTAGAAGAGAGATGTTAAAACGACCTGGCTTAATGAGTCATGTCACTAATCGATCAGTGTTAGAAGCACTTATATTCATTAAGGGATATGCTAGTGCAATTGAAAAGGACATAATGTTACCCGTAATCAAAGCTGAAGTTCAACAACTATTGTTGGAGCAAGGCCTAAAATATATAATACAAAAAATTGAATCGACACTTAAAAATTCCTAAAGACTGTTTCCGTCGCTCTAAGGACCGCAATATCTTAACAGATGTTTGCTTCTACTATGAGCTTAAAACGATCTCAGACAATGGCTTTTTCGCCAAAGGAACGTTGAATTCACTTCATAAAGAGCTAGAATATTCTCAATCTAATATATGGAAGAGACTTGCCCGTCTAGTTAAACTTAAACTAATAAAACAAAACGCCAATGGATATCAGGTCGTATCATACGACCAATTGTTTGAAGTGTTAGGATATGACCTAACACCAACCGAAACACGTAGAGGAACGTTTAAAATACATAGGGTTCCGCTACAACAATGCAAACATATAAAGGACTTGCTAGCTTTCTTAGAGATAAGAGACAACTTAAAAAGCCAAGTTTACAGAGCCTTCAATAATCTGAGACGAACGGATCAGTACACAGGACAAAAACTTTACTGCGCTAATAATGAGGATAGAAAGAAATATCTGAATGAATATGCGAACAAAAATTACGTACAGATGATTGTCAGTAACGATCAGAATATCGAACTTTGTAATATGTTAGAAGCATTTGGGAAAGGAAAGAGTACACATTGTAATCCAGACGTTACATTATCCCTACAAGGGATTTGTAATCTATTAGGGTTATCTAATACTTCTTGCGCCCATTTAATTATCAACCGTTTAGTTGCTCAGAAGAGATTGACTAGTACTAGGAGAGAAGCGTTCATCGAAACCACTACTTTAACCTACACTGAATTCAAAGCAAAATATTCTGATCAATATACTATGAGAAACGGAATGATATTTAGAACTTTAAGTAATCAACTTACTTGTATCAATTAATAACACTACTTACCTCCCTGAGGTAGATAATAAAAGCTATATATAAATCTATATGAATGATTTAGAATCAAAATATATATTTTTACCAGAACCAGAGAAGCCATTTGTTAGGTGTATACTCAACGAGACTATTCTAGTGCGCTACAACACCAAAGCATGGGAACATCCAATCGAAATGAACACACTTTGTTTGAATTAATTAGGAAATAATGCACCAAAAAGTTGCACCATAGATATATAATGGGTATCTTTATCTCAGAATAAAGCACGAAGCCTTATTTGAATCACAACTTAAATCGGAATATTATGAAAACTTTAAACAACATTTTAAACACAGACACAGTAACAAAAGTAGGTTATTTAATCGCTGCTACATTAATCACATTAGCTATTACAGCTGCAATCTTTGCAGTAAACAACCCTGAAAGAATTTCACTTTCATTTTAATACTGCACTAAAATAATGCACTTAAATGTTGCATAGAGATATAAAATGTGTATCTTTATGCAACATTAATCGTTTAAATACATATATTATGTCACTACAAATCGGATTCGCAACACAGTTCTTCACTCTTTGGAGCGTAGGAGAACCTTTCAAACATTTTTTTAATAAGTATGACTTTGAGTACAGAACAAGTATTCAATACCTTAGAAACCTTTCTAAGGATGAAGCTAAAGCAATTGACAAAGCAGTTAAATTTGGTGCTACAGATACATCAGTACATGAGTACCTAAGAGGTAAGAGTCAATCATTCACAGTTAGTGGATCAAAAGGAACTGATCGTCCAGATTGGGAATTTCCTGATGGGATTCATAGACATGGATTTGGTGATATCAGAAAATTTGGTATTGCTCAGGAAGGTGAAGATCCGATGACTAGGGGATTCGTTGAGAGAAAAGCTGATAAGATCAAAGCTCTATGGACTTTGTACTTGAAGAAAGAGATACTTTTCGGTGAGAATAGTGCTCGTCCTGATTGGATTCGTCCATGCGTATATGCTAGAAGACAACTTATTAACTTAGGTGTAATCGTTAAGCATGATGGTCAGTATATGACTCCAGCACAAGTTGAGAAACATGATGCTAGAAAAGCACTTGAGGTAATAAAGAATACTGCAACTGCAGGTCATCACGAGAATGATGGTGATAAAGTTCAATTGAACCTGAAACAGATTGATTCATTTGGATTTGAAAGTCAATTCGGATACACTCACATCATTACTTATATCGACGACCAAAACCGTCTATTCAAATATATGGGAGCTTCTGCACCAGGAATATCTACGGAGAATTTCTCAACAATAAAATGTACAATTAAGCACGCTGAATATAAAGAGGTCAAAGAGACTAAGATTCAGAGAGCTAGAGTATTAACTAAATAAAATCGGAAATCATGTCAGACGAAAAATTATTAGACAAAATTAAAAAATTAATCACCCTTGCAAATGATGCAGGGGCAACGGAAGCAGAGGCAGATACTGCAATGAGTATGGCCAACAGACTGTTATTAATGCACAACCTTACAATGGCTGATGTCAAGTTAAAGCCTGATGCTAAGTTTGAACGTAAGGATGGCGCAATCATCATTGGTGAGGGTCATCACGAAGGTAGTTGGGAAGATGCATTGATGGCAGTATTATGTCAATTCAATATGTGTTCAAGTATTATTCATAGAACAAAAGGTCTTCGTAGAGCTGGCATTACTATTATTGGTGCCAAAGCTAATGTTGAGATCGTACTATACTTATTTGATAGTGCACGTAATATGTATAGAGGACTTGCAAGTAAACGTTACAGTGAATACAGTAAGGCTATTGTTAATTTGTTCAAGCCACATGGTTATGATAGAAAATCACTTTACAAATTGACTCACAACGACCTTTATTCTAACGGTAATAAGGACCGAGTTTTAGAACGTAGAGGTGTTTGGAGACCACAATACCTAAAAGGATGTGTATGTGGCCTGCAAAACAAGTTACAAGCGCAAAAAGATGAGATGATGCAACAAGAATATGCTGGAGGTATGGAATTAATGTTAGTTGATAACATGAAAGAGCTTGAAGAATTTGTTAAAATGGAATTTGACAATCTTAAACAAGGTAAGTCAAGACAGATGCCAACTAGAAAACAGGCATTCTCAAAAGGAGTTAGAGATGCTCGTGAAACTGAATTGGTTCAAGGACTAGGAGACTTCACTCCATCAGAAAAAATTGCATAAAAAAGTTGCACTAAAGATATAGGATGTGTATCTTTCCGTAGAATTAAAATCGGAATATCATGGAATACATTGTAATTTTAGGAAAAGGATCAGTTAAAGGAACAACAATTCCCACGTCATTAAAGGTGTGGTCATCTAAATTCAATCGTGAGGTTGGAGATAAGATCACATTTGAAGGAGAAGTTTGGACAGTGCAACAAGCAGAGCTTTCATCTAAACAAGAAGCTATTGAATTGAAGAATAGCATCATCGAACTCTTTATCGAGAAAGGATATTGGAAATCAGTAAGAACATTTAGAACAAAATTTTAATAATAAAATCGGAAAATCATGAAATTAGTACAAGAATCGTTTAATGACACAGTAATGGGATCTGAAAAAGAGATGAATTTCTCTATCAGTGACGATAATCCTATCATCTTCGAAATCCTTAGAGATAAGATGTATAGCAATAAGATCGGTAGTATCTGTAGAGAAGTATCTTCAAACTCACGTGATGCTAATAGAGAAGCTGGAAATGCTGATCTACCAATTGAGATCACAATTATCAAACCATCAGATAAGATTAATATCAACGCATTAGTTGGTCACTTGAGTATATCATTCAAGGATTATGGTGTTGGAATTACTCCTGACCGTATGGAAAACGTATTCGTAAAGTATGCTGCGTCAACTAAAAGAGATACAAATTCACAAACCGGTGGATTCGGATTAGGTGCAAAGACACCATTCGCATATACTGACACTTTCACAATCGTTACAATTTGTAATTGGGAAGGAAAACTTCAGAAATTCACATATACTGCAATGATTGATGCTAGTAGAAAAGGTAAGATGATACTTTTTGAAACTGAGGATGCTCCAGATCAATCTACTGGAACTCAGATAATTATACCAATTAACACTCCAAATGACAGAGCACAATTTGAGAGAGAATGTGTAAACTACACATCATTCTGGGGAGTTGGTCAGGTTAAGTACAATGGATTTGAGAATGAGCCTAGTGTAAATGCAATCATTCAAGACACAGATCAGTTCACGATATATTATAATGAAGACCTTGACAAAAGGTATAAGTTACTTATTGATGGTGTGCCTTATCCACTTGACAGAGACTACGTTAAAGTTAGTCGTTTAGGATTAGGTAGTGGATATTGCTTAGCTCTAAAATTTGGAGTTGGTCAACTGAATATCAGTGCAAATCGTGAGTCAATCCAATATGATGACGCTACAGTTAAGAAAATCAACAAGTTATATGCTGATATCAAAGCTGATATCCTTAAAATGTTTGTTGAGAAATTAAGTAGTGCAGACAACTATTTAGAGGCTTGTATCAAACATGCTACAGTTAATGCTAAGTTTCATGATATCAGATACATTGAAGATATTGACACTCGATTAATCGCATATGCATTTGCTGATGGTGGATATGGTAGTGAGAGAGGAATTCTTTGGGATTGTAAAAGACAAGTGTTGAAATCAAATGATTATGAAGGGAAGAAGATAATCACTAGATTTCAATTCAAACACCATAAGGTGATCTTTGTTAAGAATCCAGGCACTTATGATAAAGTGAAGTACGCAGAGACTTCATCATTTGGAATTAGCCCACGTAATATCAAGATTGCAAAATACTACGGGGACAAGAAGAGAAACATCAGAAGAAACCGCACTATTTGGGATGAGCAGATTGCCAATGAAATGGATACATTTATGTTAATCGTTCCAACCGGCGATGATGTTAAAGGTCAGAATAATGAAATGCTTGCATTTCAAGATGTTGGATTTGAATTCAAGATGTATGGTGATGTGCCAATGAAGAAGGGTGATTCAACTTACAGTAAGTACGTTAAACAACCTAACGTTTGGGTTAAATGTAGAGAATTCAACAGTAGCATTTATAACGATAATGAGAGCTTTGATTTAGATATAGACAGAGCAACGTTGAAAATTAATCCCACACAAGGAAAAACCAAAGATTTTGTGTACTATATGATTGATACATTGAAGGACGCAAATGAGGTTTGTTCGTGGAGAAAACATACTATGTTCAAAGCGCTAACTAAGTTAGGTGGAAAAAGAGTGATATTAGTCAATGAGAGATCACATAGAAACTATATTTCTAAGATGAAGATGCAAAGTGCAGACGATGCATTTAAGGCTCTTAGAACGAAGCATTTGGCTGCTTGGACGGTACAGAGAGATTTGAAAGCAATCAAACGATTCTCAAGAGATTGTGGCTTTCCTGAGAAAGGAATTGAGAAGCTCCCTGAGCTGTTTCCAAAAGTATTGGTTGAAGCACTAACAACTGATACAGATAAACATCACAATTTCAATGAGTTATGTGGAGATAAGATTCCAGCATTAGATATCAATAAGATGAAAGAGGACATTAATGCAATGAATAAAAAGTATCCAATGTTGAAGCCATTCATATATAACAGAGGAAGTGGAATCACAGCAGAAGAATTAACTCACGTCAGAAATTACATTAAGACAGTTGTGTAGAACATATATAGTAAGTATCTTTAAACAATAATAATCGTAAAATAATTCACCATGAGTAAAAAAATCAAAGCAATCGTAAGTGAGAAAACAATCGTTATCCACTACGACGGGAAAAAAGTTAACATCCAAAAACAGACGGATCAAACACTATTCCAAGAAGTATCTCTGTTGATTGACAACAAAGATGAAAAGGCATTAATTGCCAAATTCAAATCGATCAAAGAGATCGCAGAAAAATTCTCCAACAAGATGATTGAAGTTGATAATGATGGCAAAGCCACTCTGAAAGGAAGTGACCGAGTTATTCCACCTGCAGTGATTAAGAAGATGTTAGAGCTTGAAAAAGACCAACAAGACTTCTTACCACTAATCAGATTCTGGAGAAAACTTCAAAAGAACCCTAGTACTAATTCACGTGAACAACTTTATGGATTCATGCTTGCCAATCATATTCCGATTACAGAGCAAGGTGACATAGTTGTTGAAAAAGGAGTTAGTCAAAAACGAGGTGGAGTTCCAGGTCATTTAATTGACGGACACTCAGGAACAGTTGATAATAGTGTTGGACAGACTGTAGAAATGCCTAGAAGTGGTGTCGTTGATGATCCAAAACAAACTTGTAGTCGAGGACTTCATGTTGGAGCACCTGACTTCGTTAGAAATCACTGGAACCAAAAGATCATCATTGAATGTGTAGTTAATCCTGAGGACGTAGTATCTGTTCCAGTTGATTATAGGAACACCAAGATGAGAGTTTGTAAGTATAAAGTAATGGGATATAGTTCTAAGAGTGAGAGAACTAATCAAGTCGTTGCAGTATCCGATTTTGTTACACTACCAAGTGAGGCTGTATTGAAACTTCTTAAAGATGGTGTTGAAGGTGGAAAAGAGCAGAATGAGCCTAATGAGAAGCAGGCTGTAGTTACTAGCATTAAAGTCAATAAATCAATTACAACTACCAATGAGTATGTTGAAACATTGAGTAAGATGACTGCAGGTAAAATCATCACACACGTTGAGGAGGTTACAGGAACGAAGATTACCCTTAATCCTAAGAACAAGAAAGCCATCATCAAGAAAGGTGCTGAGTTACTTGAGATATTCCACACCACTAAACAGATTGCTGCGACGCAAGAAACTCAAGATGAAGTAATTGCTACTGTCAAGAAGCAAGAAACTGGTCCTTGGAGTGTAAGAATGACAAGTGCTGGTAGCAGTAAACTTGCAGTAGCTAAACTATATGTTGAACAATTCAATTGTGGTTTAAGAGCTGGTAAGCAGATGATTGATAAAGCACCATTCGTTATGATATCAGGTGCTAGTAAAAGATTTGCTGAAAGATATGTAAAGCTGTTTACTGAGGTTGGTGCTAAGATGGAGACGTTCAAACCGAATGTTGATAAGAAAGAGATCGTTCTTTCAAACCACACAATTCCTCAACTAATTGGAATGGTACAAGCTAAATTCAATGAGAGAATTAAGAGTAGAGCGCCTAGAACAGAGGTTGAATCTATCACAAGAAAGCTGTATGAAAGTGCAGGTTATAAAGTAATCTAATTCACAAAAGGGCCATTAACGTGGCCCTTTTTAAATTCACAAAACATGATAGTTTATAGAGAAGAGAAAGGTGGACTGATTACATTAGATGTATCAACACTGACGGCTGAGGAACTGACTGAGGAAGTCTTAGACAGATTCTATGTAATAGTAAGAAAGAAGTGGTGGGAGTCTCATCGTAGATTCTTGAAGAGAATTGCTAAAGTTTATAAGCAAAAGTCAAACACAATGGTAACATATAAAGGAAAAGTATTATGATAATAGCAATCTCCGGTAAGGCTGGATCAGGAAAGGATGAAGTAGGTAAGATTATTCAATATCTTACAAGTCCAAGTGCAATATCAAAAGGAACTTATACACATTGTCAACAGTACGGTCACGTATATGACGTTGACTTTGTAATTCATAAGTTCGCTGCAAAGCTCAAATCAAGTATCGAGCATAAGTTTCCAAACGATTTCAATGCATTCTTGTGGGAGACCTCAGGATCTGAATATCGTGATGAAGTAATTAAATGCTTAGGAATGACTCGTAGAGAGTTGTTGATTGATGAAGCAATGGCACTCAGAGGGATTAATAAGGATTATTGGGTAGCAGCATTGATGGGAGAATACACTCTAGCAAGAAAGTGGTTGATAACAGATATGAGATTTCCAAACGAACTTGAAGCTGTTGTTGAGAAACAAGGGTTCTGCTTACGTGTAGAACGTCCAGGAGCAAAGTTAATCGACTCAATCTCAGAAACTAGCTTAGACCACATCGTAGGTCAAGGAAAAGGCTTAGATGACGTAATCATCAATGATGGAACTATTGAGCAATTAGTTCAGTGCGTTCGTCATTGGATGATAGAGAGAGAGTTGCTTTGAATTTAGTGACAATACATACTGACGGAAGCGCAGTCAATAACAAGACTGTACACAACTCAGGCCATGGAGGGGCTGGTGTGGTATTTCATCATGGTGAAAGAGAAGTGACTCGACATTTTGGGTCATTCAGAAATACCACATCCGCACGCATGGAAATCTTCGCAATCATTAAAGCACTCGAACTAACACGTCCAGGAGTTTTGATTAAATTATTCACAGATAATCAATACTGTAGTAATACAATAAATCATGATTGGTACAATAAATGGATCACTACTCAAGCTGATAAAGCCAATATGGATCTGTGGAGACGATTCAAAAAGATATATCAAACACATACATGCAACGGTAGTAGGATTGAAGTGACTTGGATAAAAGGTCACGCAAAGGGAAAGTATATTCATAATGAGACAGCAGACCGTTTGGCCACTAAGGGTCGCCTAAAAGTCCGCGAGATTGTTGACAACCGAGATGGATTCAAAAATTGTTAAAAAATACAATCGAATAACCCATTCAAGAACTAAAGATTGTTAGTATTTTTATACTTCAATTTCAAAAAAATAACACCCACCAACATGGCGAGAAAATTCAAACTCAAGCAAGCATTTATAGAGCAATACAAAACCAAAAAGCCTCCATTCGGATTTAATGGCTTGGGAGAATTAACATACATCAGGACATATTCAAGAGTAAAAGCAGATGGGACCAACGAGGTTTGGTATGAAACAGTAAGAAGAGTAGTCGAAGGTACGTACAGAATTCAGCAGCGACATATTGAAAAGTATGGACTTGGCTGGAGTGAGTGGAAAGCTAATAATTCAGCTGAGGAGATGTATGATCGAATGTTCTCAATGAAGTTCCTTCCTCCTGGAAGAGGACTTTGGGCAATGGGAACAGCACTAACTGAGGAGCGAGATTTGTTTGCAGCATTAAACAACTGTGCATTCGTATCGACTGAGAATATTGGTTATAGTGGCGATGAAGCAGTTAAGCCATTTACATTCCTGATGGATATGAGTATGTTGGGAGTAGGAGTAGGATTTGATGTTCATGGAGAAAATAAGATTATTCTTGAAACACCTGATACAGAACAAATTACCTATAAGATTCCAGATACACGTGAAGGTTGGGTAGAGTCAGTTTCAATACTACTCAAGAATTATTTCATGAAAGGACAGAAGCAAGTAGAATTTGATTATTCAGACATTCGTCCATATGGAACGCTAATTAAAACGTTTGGAGGTACTGCCTCAGGACCAGATCCATTAATAGAACTACACAATCAGATCCGCAAGACATTCTCAGATAGACAAGATGAAAGAATCACTCAAACAGATATCGTTGATATCATGAACCACATTGGTTGCTGCGTAGTTGCAGGTAATGTCAGACGTACAGCTGAAATAGTATTTGGAAGTCCTAAAAGTGATGAGTATTTGAAGCTTAAAAGTTACACATACAATGCAGAAAAGGGTATTTATGAAGGAGAAATGGCTCACAGAGCTGATTATGGTTGGACATCAAACAATAGCGTTTATGCTGAATTAGGAATGGATTATTCCAAAGTAGCTAATCAAACAGCACGTAACGGAGAACCAGGATATGCATGGCTACAGAATATGCAAAAGTTTGGAAGAATGGTTGATCCACCAAACTGGAAAGATAAGAAAGCTAAGGGAGCAAATCCTTGTGTAGAACAAACACTAGAATCATTTGAACTATGTTGTTTGGTTGAAACTTTTCCTACACTACATACTGACATGGAAGATTACCTAAAGACGTTAAAATACGCTTATTTATATGCCAAAACAGTAACATTAGGGAAGACTCACTGGAGTGAAACTAATAAAGTGATGCTACGTAACAGAAGAATTGGAACATCACAAAGTGGAATTGCACAATTTGTTGAGAAGCACGGATTAGAAACTTACAGACAATGGTGTAATAATGGATACAATACAATTCAAGCATACGATGAAGAGTACAGTGATTGGTTATGTATTCCAAGATCGATCAAAACAACTAGTGTAAAGCCAAGTGGAACAGTAAGTCTGTTGCCAGGAGTTACACCAGGAATGCACTATCCTGAGGCAGCTTGGTATAAGAGAAGAATCAGAATAGCTACAACCAGCGCACTTGTACAGAAATGTATTGATGCTGGATATCACGTTGAGCCTGATGTAGTTAGTAGTAAAACAATGGTAGTTACAGTTCCTGTTCACATTCCAGGAGTGAGAACAATTGATCAAGTGTCGATGTGGGAACAACTGTCATTAGCTGCATTCATACAGCATTGGTGGGCAGACAATCAGGTAAGTTGTACAGTAACTTTCCAAAAAGAAGAGGGATCGCAGATTAAAGCTGCGTTGAACTACTTTCAATACAAGCTAAAAGGGATCAGTTTTCTACCAAAGACGGAAGCAGGTGCGTTTGCACAGATGCCTTACGAAGAGATAACAGAACAAGAGTATGAAGATAGCGTCAAAGGGATTAAAGCACTAGACTTTAGTGGTGTTGGAGAGGATAGTACTCCAGAGAAGTATTGTGACTCAAGCAGTTGTGAGATATAACTGTGGAAGTCTGATGTAGGATCCGTATATTTAAGCTCTTTAAAACATAACCTATGAGTCGTTATACAACGAAAGCAAAGGAATTATCGAATGAGATAAAACCGCTAGTAGAAGCAAATCCACTCTTATCAAATGTTAAAATAGCACAACTGATGGTCCTTAACGGGAATACATCAGGAGCTCAATACTTACGACACATCGTAGGAGCATGGAAAGCAATGCAAGGGCTGTCAGATCAGGCACTACCACAAGCAAAAGCAATACCACCTGATACAATTGGTAAAGTAGCTTCACCAACAGCTCCGAAGAAAGGAATTGAGATTAGAGGAGACCATATTGTTGTCAATTGGGATACTCAAACAATTATAACAACACTAGGAGATTGGGGTACTTACGTATCATCCTTCGATAGACATAGTTTAATTCAGAGAAAATATGTGTATTCGCATGGCAACGAGACAGCTGCGATTGTTGCAATGGAATTTGACTTTCCTCACACCAAAGCAGTTTATGTCTATGCAAGACTCCACGGATTTAGTAAAGCGTCTCCAGGACAAACTGACCTAGAATTTGAATTAGGTAAGAGTGTAGAGGACGCAGTTGAGGAGAATATCCAGACAATTAAGCGTAGAGTTTATAAAGGGACCAAAAAAGCTGAGTGGAAACAGACTCAAGAAGCTGCAACTAAGTGGTGGAACTTAGAGAATACATTACTAGAATCAATTGAAGTACTAGCTGCAGAACTTAAAGCTGAGAAGCCGAAACAACTACAATTCATCATACCTGAGACTGACTATCAATTCGCAGCATTTGTAGGAATTACAGACGTACATTATCTCAAGATGTGCTATGACCATGCTGGAGGAATCACTTACAACAGAGAAATAGCAAAGACCAGACTTGAAGACCATGTAGTTAAATTAGCTGCAGAGGCTTCGCGTTACGGAAGACCTGAGAAGTTCTTTGTTACGTTAGGTAATGACAATATTCATGTAGATGGTATTCATCAATCAACAACTAGATTAACAAGTCAACATGAAGCGAGTGATGGGATTTGGAGATTGGAGTTGAAGAACTACATACGTATTCAAATCGACCTAATTAATTACTACAAACAAATAGCACCAGTCACTGTGATTCCAGTTAAAGGTAATCACGATTACGAAACATCAATAGCAATCCAAGCATTCATTGACCTATATTATGAAAATGATGACCAAGTTGATGTGATTACCTGTCATGATGCACGTGCATATGTTCAGTATCATCAAGTATGTTTAATAACTACACATGGAGATGAGCTCAAATCTATAAATAACTTGGAAAGCCAAATACACAAGTTAATAATGGGTGAGGCTAAGAATCAAGGAATTGATGTGATGGAGGTTGAGTATTACATCATATTTCACGGACACGAGCACGTTGGATCTACAAGAGATCTTAATGGTAGAGTACAGAGAATAGGACTAAGCTCATTGAGTGACATAGATGATTTCTGGCACAAAGCTAACGGGTATGTTGGTCGTCAACAAGAAAGTCAGATTATAATTATAGATCCAAAAAGAGGAAGAAAAGCAATTATGTACGCTTAATGGTTGCTAGATAGATATATAATATGTATCTTTGACCATTATAAACAATTAAAATCGGAAATCGTGAACAAAAATGTAATAGTTATCACAAAAAAAGAGCAAGTACTGTTGAACAACTTTCCACAGTATCAGCCAATTAAAGGAGATCAATTTCATGGAGCAGTAACTGTTGCTTCTGCTAATCCAGCAAAATTTATTGTCAGTGTAGACGACGATGTAGTAATGTCTGAGGAGACATTCACTTCAATCTACGACAAAAGTAGTCTTAGAGCTGGATGGATTGATAGTACATTAACTATTCGCAGTCTTGAATTAATTAGACAAGAACTGATATCACTTCAAACAAAATACATCAACAACGACATCGATATAATTATATTGACTTACGGTTATAATGAGTTATTTGCAGACGTTAAGAATGCAGACATCATCAAACAAACCGGAGATTTAGTTCGTTTATGGAAGAAACAAACCAAACAATTAATGGGATTTGATATTCCTGTAGTTATTCAGATCAAACGTAGAGTAAGTTTGCTGTCAACTGAGGAAGAACAGAAGATAGATCGGTTGTTATTAACACATTTGAGTCATGAATAAACTGTATTTAAAAGCACTATGTACAGTTAATAGCTGTAGAAATAGAGAACAATTAGTTAGTGCATTGAGATATGTTGAGCTAATTAGAAAGATAGATCACTTTACGTGGATTAGAGCAAAGGCTTATGCAGAGTCGGTGTTAAAATCATATGACAAGACATATAAAGGAAAAATACATTCACAAACAAAAACACATGATAATAGCAATAGATTTTGATGGAACGATATTTGAGGCTGAGTGGCCTGAGGTAGGATCTATAAGACTCAACGCAAAGAGAATTATAAACAGACTATTCAAAGAAGGTCACACAATTATTATCAACACGTGTAGAAGTGGTAGAGCAGAAGAATTAGCTATATTAGCACTAAACAAGAATGACATTGACTATCATCATATTAATGAGAACTGTCCAATTAGGCAGGCTGAATATCAAGGTGAAGATTGTAGAAAAATCAGCGCTGATGTATATATTGACGACAAGTGTGTAGGAGGATTGCCAACATGGAATCAAATCTACTCAATAATAGATAAATTAGAAAATCCTGAGAATTATAAGACCTCAGGTAAGCGTAAAATGAATAAATTATGAAAAAAATCGTAACATTGGCACTAATCCTATTATGGATAGGACCTGTCACAGCACAGTTTAAGTATGGAAAGAAAGATCCAGCACACTACTTTTACACAAACCTATCAGTTGATGCCAATATGGCATTTGGCTTGAAAGACAATAGCAATACAGCAGCACCTGATCGAGGATTTGATTGGGACTTAGAGGTAGGAGTTAGAACAGATGAAATCGTTGGAGTATATATATTCTATGGTAGATTCAATGAATTTGATTACCAAAACTATGGAGCTGGTGTTGATGTATATATTCAACCACTGAGAGACTTTGGCATTGACCTACACAATCCGTTTAATGGCAAGAGACTATTCAAAGTATTTGATGGCATTGAAGCTAGTATAGGAGCTTACTACTCAGCAATACTTAGAAAAGACGGTAATGGTAATTGGGCAAGTGGTACATCATGGATAAGTCCCAAAGCTCAAATAATCTTTTGGAATGGTGACTTAGGTTTCACATTGAGTGGAAAGTTTCAAGGAAGACCTGAGCTTGGTAAGAGAGTGTTTGAAGGTCAGTTTGGACTAACACTAAAATTCGATAGGTAATGGATATCAGACAACAAATATGGGAGGCTCGTAATGCACACTTCAACAAGAATAGGCACGATCCGACAATAGTAATAATGACACCAAAGAATTACGCTGAACTTATCAGAGAACTTGCTGGCGATCAAAGAATTGGAAGTGATATGATTAATGGAGAACTCACTCAAATTTTTGGACTAGAACCATTCAGATCACACGACGTTGAACAAAATAAATTTATAATAAAATGATTACACAATTAATTAAGATTTTAGTATTAGCGTTCATCCAGAACATTAGCTTCACGTTAGTAAGTAGAAGTAGAAACCGTGACAACAAGAGATACCATGTAATTGCTGCAGTATTTTCAAACAGTATATGGTTCTTAACGTTTAGGGAATTAATCCTGGGAGACATGAACTACATCCTTTTTGTGCCGTATGTAATTGGTACAGTACTTGGAAGTGTATATGGAATGACCTTATCAATGAAGATTGAGAAGTGGTTAGGAGCATCTGCAGATGGACATTTATCAAAGAAAAAGTAGAAGTATGACTCAAGTAAAGAGCTTTACTGAAATTAACGCAGAACAGAAATGTAATGAGTTTCTCAAGAAGATAGGAGACGATGTCATTGCAGTATTTCCACAGTATAGCGCACTGTTAGGAAGATTAGTTTACACAGTACATTACACAGTAACACAATAAAAGATGTATCACACATTAGGACAATTATTAGTATTAGGATTGCTTGCAGTATTCATACTGATTTGTGCTTTGATAGTTATTCAAGTTGTCAAAGGAATCATTCAAATCCTTTATGAGATAATTGACCTTATCAAGTATCTAATCAAAGCGATAGTAGGAAGATAATGGCAGATCCAAATAGACCACCACTATCATTAAAGGTAGAAAAGAAACTAGAGCCGAAACTCACTCGTAGACAAAGAAGAGAGCTCGGACGCAAACTAAATAAGAAAATACGTGATGGAAGATAGAATAAAAGGTAAAATAATAGCAATAGCAATCTGGATGATTGCACTGTTAGTAGCAGCAATCTGGATAGGATGATACAAACAATTCAAGACGTAAAAGTAGGAGATTCAGTTAGTAATGCAATCAAAGGAGATGGTATAGTGATTAAGACAACTCCAAGAACAATAACAATCAAATTCGATAAGAGTACGTCTAAGCTGACATACAGACATAAAGACGCATACTTTTATCCATCAGACTTTTAATTATGGAAGCAATAACAATTGAATTACCATTATGGGCACACTTACTGGTATTAAGTGCATGTGGATATACTATTTTTTCGTTGGTACGTTCGTTAGTAAAGAGAGATCAGCCGGCCGATGCACTGGAGACATTGGAGACGGTAACCAGAGTAGAGGTCATCGATAAGAGCGGAAGAGCATATGTTAAGATGAATACTGGAAAGGTGCAGTTGAGTATGCAAGATAGAGATAAGACGCTAAAGGTATTCATATCAAATTGACCCTAGGGACATACCAAAAGGTCCCATAGGGACATAAAATTAATGCGTATCTTTATTTGGTAAATAGGGACACACCATAACAATAGGCACCATGCAAGAAGAGGTACATAAAGATGTAGATAAAAGGGAGCAAGAAATACTTGCTAAGCCTGAGGGCGCACTATTAGTGGTGCCAGAGTCGGTTATCGATGTAGAATCATATAAGAAATATAGGGCACTCAAGGATAGTAAAGCGTTATTGTTACCTGAGCGCTTGATAGAAACCAGCGACATTCATACGGTGATTGACCCGATGGCACATTACGTTGCCAACACCAAGAAGATAGCACACCTACCGAGTGATGAACAAGATAACATCATCAAACGTATGAAGTCAATCAAGGTGTTATACCTGCGAATTGGCGCGTTGAAGAAGTCTGCGTTTGGTTTAAAAAGAAGAAAGCACCATCCGTCCCTACTTATGGGACTACTTGATGAAAGAGGTGGGGAGCTGATTGAATACTTCGGACAGATGTTAACCGACGAAGAGGTGCATAAGATTGTCAATAAGGAATGGGGTTATGAAGCGTCCCTACATTCGATTAAGAAATTCCGGTTAGGGAACAAAGAGTTAATTGACCAAGCTAAAGATAAATTTGTAAAAGACTTCAGTTCTCTGCGACTATCGCATAAGAGAGGACGGTTAGAAGAGCTTCAAAAGATATTCATTGCACGAAAGTTAAAGTGGGAAACCACCAAGAATCGTGAGGATGAGAAGATGTTGGTTGGGATACTTAGGGAGATCCGTAATGAGACTGAAGACAAGACCCTACGCATTGATGCTAACATAAATGCAAACATCAATGTATCAATTCAGCACCACATTGAGAAAGAAGTTATGAATGGCCTGACCATCAATGATATCATACTGGCTAGGGCAGCGAGTAGAATGCAAGTCAACCCAGGATTCTTAATAAGTAGGTTACACAATTCAATTTATGCTAAGTTCAGTGGTTTCGCACCAAAAGACGAAGGTGTGGTAGAGTACCCATCTGCAATGGTGTATAATTGGAAAGAGATTAAAAAGCAGCATGATGAAGTTGGTGACTCTGACACAGAACTTACTGAGTGGGAAGATGTAACTGACGAAAAGAAAACTGAGGCACTAGATATTAAAGATGTCCTACTTGCAAAATTACGTCAGAAAAAGGACGATGTTAGTATCGCCAAAGATAGAGTACAACAAGCTAAAAAGAATCAATAATGGAAGCAATACCATATCAAAAGTGCCCTAAATGTGATGGGCAAGGCTGTGTAAGCAAACCACCACACGTTGCTGGTGATGTTTATCAATGGACTAGTACAGCAACATCATTCATTTGTGATGTGTGTGCTGGAAGTAAAGTAATTTTAATGTTTAAACCACAAGAAGATGTGGGATAATCCATTTTATAGCAATCCAGCAGTAGATCTACTTGAACGTAAACGTATTGCTGCCAAGAAAAAGCATAATGCAACTTGTGCTCGCAACCGAGCTAAACGAAAAAACAAACGCAAATGAGCCGTTCAATAGACATACCTACTGATAAGTTCCAAGATTTATATTTGGAGTACTTACAAGACGGATTTAACTCATTCAATGGATGGTTGCTAACACTAAGTGATGAAGAGTTCTTAGAACTACACCCTAAACTTAATTTAGATCCAGATAATTCAACTGATGATGAGGTAGATTATCAAGGCAACTTCATTTACATCACGTTGACTAAAAGTTCAGTAGTAACCGAAGATATGGTTCAGCGACTGTCATATGGCGACTTAATTGACAAATGGGACGAATTGTATGGAATAATAATGGCATCAGTTAATTTGATCTACTTATTAAAGAATGGGTATATTAAAACAGTACACAGATCAGATATCGATAATGATTGGAAGTTCGAGTTGACTGACTTAGGACACAATCAATTAAATCTTCCTGGAGAAGGTTTTCTCAAATTTAGCAAAAATTAGCATGAAATTAACAATCGTAGTAATAATAGTTGGAGTGATTATAAACATATGGTTACTATCACAAGCAGAAGATTATGATGATGATATACAAGACAGACATAAGTAATATGCAGAAGATCCGAGCGATCTTCAGTGGTTATATCTTCAGGAGAACAGCTGATGGAGTAGGATACGTTAAATGCTCACAGAAACAGCATGACAGAATACTTCGACACAACATTTCATTAGAACTGGTTGCTCAATAGATATAAAGTAAGTATCTTTGTGTCATATTAAAATCGGAAAATCATGAAAAATGCAATACACCACATCATCAACGTACGGTCAGGACAACAACCTTTGTACTACGACCATTTAGGTAACGACTACATCCCAACAATCAAAGAGCTACACACAGACGTGCAGAGTATGATATGGGGAATAGAGTTTAAAGAAGGTTACTTCTTTTCAATGATCGGAATCGCTGATCAGAGAGACTTGACTAAAGCTGAGTTTAACAAGCTATCACACGATTTTAGACACTACGAAAGAGAGATGCACCTTCACAATGAAGAACAAGGATTTGAGATGGATATGTCAGGTGATTGTAGAGAGCCAGACTTGAATCCTGGAGGAGGACCATATAACGTTGCAGATTGTATATAAACGATGAAAGCACGAACTAGAACATTATCACCCAAACAGATGAGAGAGAAGCTCGCAACTAAAATGAGGCATGCTGAAATGCTATCAATTAGTGAAGTGAGAGCTCATTATCATAACCTATTCAAATCATTAAACCAGTAACATTAGAAACATTAATAGCAGATCAGAAAGATCGAATCGATAGATGTAATGCCAAACCAGGAGACAATGCTGTGATGGACTACATCAACGATATAAATGATGAATTAAAACAATCGTAATGAAAAAACTAACAACACTATTCGTATTAGCACTAGCATTGAGCTGTGCACCCGACTCATTAGATGACCCGACAATATTCGAAAGGTTTGATCAGTCATATATTTCAGTAAGTGATGTATCTAATCAAGAAGGTCTTTGGACAGGGACAATGCAAGAATTTATTCAATCACCACTATATGTGTCAGGTAACAGTTATCACTTCGACATATACACGTTAGATTGTATACAACCGTGTGAAAGCTACAAATATTGCTGTTCATTCATAGAAACCATACAGTAATGGCACGCAACTATCATGGTAAACCGAACTATGACAATGATGGCTTTGAACCAAGTGTCATACCAGCATTGAAGCGTATGAACATACCACACCGCACAATAAAGGTGGGCAATAAGACTAGAGTAAGAGTAAAAGTAAGATTATCAGATGAAGAATTTTATTAACAAATTCTAATGAATCAGCGATATAAAACAAAATACAGACCACGTAAACCAAAGAACGTAAATAAAGGTTCTAATGCTGCATTTCAATTGAGCATAGCTGAAAAAATGGTAAAGAAATGAATGATCTAAAATACATAATCGTAAACATGAAAGGATGGCGCAAAGACCAAGCGAGAGCAATCATCTTCAATGGAATGGTTACACACAGTACAGTGGTACCTCAAGACTTTGAGTGCATTGGTGCTGGATTTATGATATTAGGTAACATAGATGGAAAGCTCGCAGCAAAGTGTTGGGGTAAGTCAGTGAGTTTAGATATCAAGAGCGACCCTATATTTGATGCACAGATCATTAGAAAGACATTAACAAGAACACACCCATACATATAATCATGAGTAGAGTATTCAAAGATGAAAAGGAAAAAGAGTTTGTTTGTAGGCAATGCGCCACTTTCTTAAACGCGAATGAATTGATGAAAGGGAAATGTCCTAATTGTGACAACGATGAAGATGTGTTTTTAAACGAAAATGAGGGATAATGGCATTTTACACAGGAAGAGGAGTACCAGGCGACCCAGACTTTGAAATTGAAGAATTCAAAGGATTTCCGGTTAGTAAGTGTGGCAATTATTGGGGCAGCACTCAGGAGATTGCAGATAATGCATGGAGATCGGATGTTAAGTTGACAAGACGTGAAAGAAGAGCTCGTCAAAGAGCAAAAATATTTGGTAAATAGATATGAACAACATATCTTTAAAACATTAAAATCGGAATTATGAATACACAAGCATTATTATCATTGTACGACTACTTAGGCCACGCAGCTGGATCTGAATTAGGTAAAAGAGTAAATAACTTCGCAATGTCTCGAAATGAAGAGAATGAAACACGAGATGTTAAGACACAGAGCTATGAAGGTAAGATTCAACTATACCGTAGAGAGTTCTTAGATGAGTTCTTCGCAGCAAATCCACAAGACAGATGATACTCAAAGCAACATTAATAAAATATAATCAAGTAGATAGTGATGGCAACATCTTCTTACCAGGAAGCATCAACTGCGGTAAAACGTGTTTTCCGATTACGTTAGCATTTGATGCTGGTAAGATGATTGGCATTGGTATGGAGCTTGAGAACACTAAAGATGGTGTAGAAGGAGAGCTTCACATAACTGACGCAGATCAATATAGGTTCGCACACCTACTTGAGCCAGCAATTGGAGGAATAGTCAGAGAAAGAGATGGAAACAAGATTGCCAAATTCGACTTGAGAACAGTTGGTATGGTACCTAAACAAGATAAGTCATGAAAAAGAATATTGGATCATTATTAGCAATGGCGCTGATGGCAGAGGGAATAGGAATGGGTATGGAAGGTGGAATACCAAATACATCATCAAAACGTGTTCGTGACCATAATAGAGTGAGAGTACCAGCCAAGAAAGTGATTCCAAAAGGATGTAAACAATATTTCTTCAATCAAAATGGATATTGGGACAATACAAGTGGTGAGAAGAACAGCTACTTTACATGCATTGCATCAAGTGATAAGGTTGCACACAAGAAATTCAACAAGTATCAACTAATCTTAATTAAACAATCATTTGATAATCTGATACACATTGAGTGCTTACGTACTGGTAAGTGTCAGGAGACAGAAGGTCTAGTTGGCACCGAATACGAAGGAATATCTGTGTGTGACGATGGCTGTGTTCAGTTCAATCCAAGAACGAAAGGAGCAATATATATGCAAGCATTAGGAGATCGAGTATATTATTGCAATAATGTAAAGGACTGACAAAATCGACGGTATGTGAGAACCCATCATGTCCAGATATGCCGTGCTGTGGGCAACCAAGAGAGATATGTGAAACTAATTGTAAAGGCAAATAGATATGGCAATTCAAACAATTGAAATCAGAGATGTTGGTGATGAGGTAGTCGTTTTATCAAAAAATGGAGTTGAGAGAGGGATAGTTGCACATCGTGATGTACAGAAAGACAATGCAGTCAAATATGCTATTAGAACTGAATCTCAACGTAATAACACACACCGATTATCACAAGAGGTGTTTGATGACATAGATCAATTATTAACGTACTATAAAGACAAATTTGCATGAAAACAATCGCAGATCACAATTACTCTGCAATCGATGTTCGCAACAGAAAATAAGGTGTAGAGTTTTTTTTCCGATTTCTTTACATTTACATTAGTCCCTGCGATTTTAAGTTGTGGGGATTTTTGTTGTTTAATAGATATATATAAGTTATCTTTAGTCATTATTAACATATTAAATCGGAAATTATGCCAAGAAAATCAATTGTTACACCAGAGAACATCGCAGCATTGCGAGACTTCCTATTGAAGGTTAGAGCGACTAACCACGATGGCTTAAAGCCAAAAGTAACATCTCAGCAAGGAAGAGACTTCCTTAAAGAGTATGACATTCCAAATCCACAAGGAGTATGGAAAATCTTAGTTAGTGAAGGATTCGTTAGAAAACGTTTGAAGTCACTTAGAGGTGGTATAGTATGGATCAATCCAGTAGTGCCATGTAATCAAATGGCTAAGAAAATCTACAAAGAAGCCACTGCATTTAGAGCTACTCAGAATCAGAAATCTCTTCAGAAGAAGAACACACCAGTTGTAGTTGTTCAAGGGAATCAAAAGCAGCCACTTACTATCTTAGATCAGAGAGTGTTAGATGTATTGTCACAATCATTCACTATTGAGCAAGCATATGAATGTGGACAAATTTTCAACCTTAATCGTTCGTCAATTGATCGATTAGTTCGTAAATTAATTGACGCAAGTAAGATTGTAAGTAATGGTACACGCTCATGGGTTAAAGTTCCAAAAGACGTTGAGGTGGAGGCAACGGGAACATTAGTATCTAACCAAGAGGTTGAAAGTGTTGATCTAAACACTACTTACAAACAATCATTGAAGAATTCAATCAAGGTACTATCTGACAAGATGGAGAAGGACAAAATCCTAATCGAAGAACTCAAGTTGGAGTATATTAATAACCAGATTGCATTGCTTCAATTGAAAAAGTTGCAATAAGCTCCGCAAAGCTACTTGCTGGCCACAGACGTGTGTAGATCAGTATTGTTAGCCTAAGAGTTTAAGTCCCTACATTATATCGATGTAGGGATTTTTTTATTAAAGTTGCTAAAGAGATGTAAAGACCATATCTTCGAGCCTCATTAATATAAAACAATGTAAAAATGAAAAAAGTATTATTAGTATTAGCATTGTGCTTCTCTGCGATGATCGTAGTAGCACAAGAAACAGTAAACAAGGCAGATATAATTGATCTAGCTGTGTACAAAACGTTAGATGCCGGAATGGGTACAGATATCTTCTTAGCTGAAGTAGATGTGACTTTAGTAGGTATCAATACATCGGTAGGTTATATGTTTGCTGGTGGAGAGTCTACCAAGCAGATATCGCTAGGTTTAGGTAAATCAATTGATGTAGGAACATTAACTCTTACACCGTCTATTTATGGAGCAACTCTTATCAATACCGGAGGAGGCGACTACATTTACGGTTTAGATGGAGAACTCGACGTCAAAGTATTTAATTGGTTGGCAGCAACTGGTAAGTATCAATGGACACAAAACAACAGTCAACCCTTTGCGCTGGATAACTTTGGAGCCAATTATTTGGTAGGAGTTAAGGTCACGTTATAAAGAGAGACATAAATTATTTGAAATCCCACATCTTAATTGGTGTGGGATTTTTTTTGCACTAAAAAGTTGCTCAATAGATATAAGTTGGTTATCTTTAGGCATAATTAAAATCGGAAAAATTATGAAAACTCAATTAACACCTCAAGAAAGAAAAGCAGCCAAAGCTGCAAAAGAACGTCAACATCAGTTAGATAAAGCGTTCAAATTCCTTAGCAAACAGACCACTTTAATGAGAGAGCGTTATTATAACGCTGCTATCTCATTTGGTACACGTCAGATCGAGAATGCAATTACTGATATGGAACAGCAGATCGCAGAGCATGGTATGACAGATAATAGAAAACATTGGTTGAAACTACGTATGGATAGAAGAAACTACATTACTACTTCAAGTTGTGGTTGGTTGAAAGACGCAGAGGAAGTGTTCGACTCACGTTTAATTAAGATGTCAACAAGATTAGAAGAATTCGGATTCTTGAACAGTAGATTATATATGAAAGTAGCTAACGTTAATAGTGAAGACTCAAGAGAATTCAGTTTCGAGATTGATATCACTAAGTACGAACATGGTAAGACAGAACCAACTAAGGTAGGTACAGCTCACGCTCGTTTAATTTGGGTTGAGTGTACTGAGAAGACTTCACATTGGAGATTCATCTGCACAAAAAGAAAATAATATTTATTATTAATCGAGTGCATCCTATAAGATGCACTCACAATACATCGGAAATTATGAACAAAAAGATGATTTTAGTAAGATTCGCATTCGGTCCAAGTATCGAGGTGAATAAAGTGTTGGTAGAGCACATGACACAGAGAGGAAGTATGACAGTACTTCCAGGAGTTGTAGTAACTGTTTTTGACACAGATAGTACAATTGCTCAGATTGATACAGATCTACGTGCAATCGACGTATTTTACACTTTAAGTGAAATGAATGATGAAACATTCAAAGGTAACGTTCCAGGATTGGATGAAGGACCAGATCAAATCGGTGCACCTGAGATGTCACTTGAAGATCAACTTGCAGCTGCAGTTGCAGAACAAGATTATGAGAAGGCTGCATTACTACAAAAGCAGATATCTGCGCAGTAATCAGTAAGTTAAGTATAAAAGGCTCCACATTGGGGCCTTTTTTTTGTTGCAAGAAAGATATATAAAGTGTATCTTTATGTATTATTAACAGTTAAAATCGGAAATCATGAGAAAATCAGTTAAATTTTTATACAATCACAAGCAAGTTTGCGTTGAGAACATCGCAGATAGTAGTTTTAGTAAATCACCATTGAAGCCTATGCTTTATATGAAGGATGTTGTAGCACGTTTAGGTAAGTCAGGACTAATTGACATTATATCGAACTTCAAGCCATTCAGAACACGTGACTTTAAGAACGCACACACAGATGAGTATGTCAACGATTTCTTCACAGGAGGTCCTAAAAGAGAGTCGAACAGTATTCCTTGGAGCAAGAAACTTGCCAATTCAGTTAAGTGGACAAACAGTAGTCTTTACAATGCAGTTGAACAATCATATTTAGATCCAAACAATCTTTATGTTAGTCCTACAAGTGGCTTTCATCATGCTGGACCAAACGGAGGTATGGGATTCTGTACATTTAGTGGTCAGGTGATTGCTAGTTTGAAGATGTACCGTAAATATGGTGTTAAAGGTGCTTATTTAGATTTAGATGGTCACTATGGTAACAGTATCGGTGATTCAAGAGAATTTGTTCAAAACAAATATGGTTGGAACCTAGATGATATCATTCAAATGAACATCAACCCAAGAGGAACGGGATCTCAATATATTGATGATTTCGTGATGAGCTTAGGTACATTAGCTAATAAGATCCGTCAAGGTGACGTTGATTATATCGTATGGTGTCATGGTGCTGATTCTCACAAGGATGATGACTTAGGTAGCCAATTAACTACCAATGAGTGGAAGAGCGTTAGTTCAATATTCTATACTTGGTTAAACAAATTAGAGCTTGAACTTGGACGTAAGATTCCTTTGACATTATCGTTATTTGGTGGGTACAGAAGAGATGATTATCAAAGTGTTATCAACTTACATCTTAGTGATTTGATGATAGGTATATCAGTATTGCTTGGGAAGTTCATGCCAATCGATGATTTAGAGATTAAAGATAAAGTCAGAGTAGTTGACACTACCATCTACATAGATGAAGGTGACTTAGCTGATATGATTGATATCACAGGATTGAGTAGAAGCGTTTGTAAATCAGCTCTAGTGAATGCTAAAGGTGATTTCGAAGATGCATTCAAAGCTCTTGATGAAAACAAAGTTGAAGGCAAGCAAACAAAATTGGTGTTATTTTAGTAAATTGCCGAAAATTAATTCGGCATGAATATTGACAACATACAAAAAGGAGATTACATTTTCATTGATGGTCCGCTAGATAGTAAAGCTGTAGTAAACAGACTTGCCAATTTAGGGGACCTTCCGACGTTCATTGAGAGCGTCGATGTAATAAAGGCATTTGGAGATATGAATCAAGATGTCACAGATCTTGTATCAAAGGCTAGAAACATCGGAAATCTAGTTGCAGTTAAGCGTATGATGGTTAGTAAGAATGGCCGAGCATACATGAAGACTGTTTATGTCAAGAAAGAAGAGATTGAAGAAAGTCCGAAAACCAAACGATTCTTAGAGCAACATGAAGCTGAAATGGGATTGAGTGCTGGAGATAAGGTTACAGCTAAGTTCGTTGGATACAGCACTGGAACTAAATATGAATTTGAGCACTTCAAAGTAAAAACAATCACTGCAGATAAAGTGACGTTAGAATTCACTAAGCCATTTACAGCAAACAGAAACTACACATATTCAGTAGGAGCAGAAATAGTAGTACCAAGATCGAGTTCTCCTGATTGGAACCCAGACACATCATTCGCTAAACCTAAAGTGGTGGCACCAACACCAGTTGTAGCTGATATGAAGGTAGTTGAGTCGATTGATGATATATCAGTAGGTGACGAAGTATTAGTTAAACAAAGAGGTGATGCACCAGATGTACCAGGAGAGATCCGCTACATACATCCTGCAGGTAATTTTATCGACATCAAAGTAGGCACCAAAGTATTGCGTAGAAAACTAGGTAGATTTTCAATTGGTAATATACCAACAGCACAGCCATTAACCATTGCTGGAATAAGTGATTTAACACAACATGGAATTGTTGTTAGTTTACCAGGTGTGCGAACCATTCCACGTATTGATAGAAATCGCGTTATAGGAACAGAAGATTATCAAGCAACAATTCGCGTTGACAGATTCGGCAATCCAAATGATAGAGGGAGAAGTAGAGCAACGGTTACTAGACAACGAAACACATACTATTCAAGAACAGATGCTGAGATGGCAGCACTACAAGGTTCACAGACCTCTGATGCACTTGATAAATTCAATGAAGCATTTCCAGGAATCAACCTAGAGCAATATGCAAACGAAACCAAAGCCGCTTTTAGAGCAGCTTATCCTGGTATCAGTGATAGTTCAATTGGTGAGATTAAGATTGATATCAACAGAGACGGTGGGTTTGGATTAGCTATTGATAATAGCAAAATAAGAATGACGCGTAAGTTTAATGCTACAGCTAAGTCAGTATATCATTCATACTTCGTAGTTAAAGGTGGCACATCTGCACAAGGAAATGGAGTAGGTAAAGGTTTATTTAGAGCACTTTATAAACAATATAAGAATATGGGAATCAAGAAAATCTCAGTTAGTGCTAATATTAATGTTGGTGGTTATGCTTGGGGAAGATATGGTTTCACAGCAGGAAATGCACAAGCAGAAAGGTATGTTCGATCATTTGAACAAAATGTTGGTCGTGAGAAAGCTGGATACACAATCACTCGAGAAGATGCTCAGACAGCAAGACGTGTTTATGAGGATTGGACCAATGCAAATGGATCTGATGCTAGATTTCCAATGAACTTACTGTGTTGTATAGGAACGAATAATAAAGCAGGGAAAGGAATACTACTTAACACAAGTTGGAGTGGTGAATTAAACCTAACTAACACCAGACAGAGAACACACTTTGAGAATTACATAGGATTTAGTGGCTAGAAAGATATAAAAGATGTATCTTTATTGATTATAAATACAATACAATTATGAATAACAATGAAGTTTCAGTTGAACTCGCTGGCGACAATGGGTTTACGATAGAGACACAAGCAGCAGAAAGCTACGCTGACTATGAGGCGTACTTAGAATTGAAGAAATTGCAGTTTTCCGATGAAGATGCAGCAGCCCATATGGGTATGACTGTAAAGAAATTAAACATCATTATAGAAGCATACGATCCAGGAACAGAATAATTACTATCTTTGAGACAAAATTAAAATAGAAACAGATGACAGACCAACAATTATTTTATCAGTTGATTCAATCAATATCTTCCGAGACTAGCGTTTCAGTCAACACAACAGAAGCAGAGCAGCTTTCAGTAGTAGCTCAATTTTTATCGAAGTTAAAACCACAAAAGACAATTGCAATGAACATAAGTCAAAGTGGTGGAGCAGTTGCTCCGGATATGATTATGGTACTCAACGAAACAGAATATCAAGTTACGTGGACCTATGTAGCGGTAGGCTCGTATGCCTTCGTATTACCAGGAGACCTAACAAGTAAGGCGTTGTGGATAGTTGGAGGAGGATATGAAAGTTCTCAATCTCAAATCACAGCATCAATAGTCTATTCTTCAAAAACCGACGAGACATCCTTTGGGGTATCGACGAGAGAGGGCGCTGGTTGGCCGTTAACGTCAGCAGAAGGTCTGTTAGACCTACTTTCTTGTAAGTTAGAAATCTACGAGTAGTGGATTATAGTGAAAACAGTCGTAGGTATAAAGAGTACTTAAAACAAACATCACACTTAATAGATAACAATAGAGAAACTACGTATTGGGGCAATATTCCAGTACGTAGTCGCTTTTTAAGACCACTACACTTAGCATATAAGAGTGGAATGCGATTCGTTGATTTAGGATGCGGAGCAGGCAATGTATTGCGATTTGCACACAATATTGGCTATCAAGTTACAGGAGTGGAGATTGACGGTAAATTTATTGAATATATTGATGATTTTGAGTGGTACATTACCAACATGGAAGACTTAGAGCCAGCGTTTTATAAAAGGTTTGATGTAATATACAGCTACTTACCAATTAAGGAGGGAAAGCAACAATATTTAGACAAGATAGTCACTCACATGAACGTCGGATCATTCATACTTACACCTGACACACACATTAAAGATAAAAGATTGATTAGATTAGAGGAGTATTTTTACAAAAGGATCTAATTTACCACTGAACTCGTGGGGACTTTTTTTTGGGTCGCAATCCAATAATAAGTACCTTTAGACAAATTATCACACACATGGACTTAGAACAACAAATCAGGAATCAAAGAGTAGAACGAGCAAATCAATTACGCAAATCAATGTCATCTGACATATCCAAAGGAGGGGCCTTAGGTCAGGAAGGTGAAGTAAGAACATACGCAAATGGGAAAAAGTATAAGAAAACGGGTAATAAGTGGGTTGAAGTGGGCTCTGATAAGAAGTCTAAGAAGCAAGATGAAAAGGGCGGTGAGAAGAATAAAGCGCAGGCTGGAGAATCTTCTGTAGATCGACACGAGACAGCTCAACTTACGCACATGAAATCATTAGTTGAGAGTGGAGATCATGCAAAAGCATATGAAATCTACCAATCACTATCTCCAGAAGCTCAGAACGCTGTGCCTCAAAATATTGTCAATGATATGGTTAAGGATGGTCACTCTGAAAAGACTGATCCAGCTAAAGAGATATTTGAAGACAAAAAAGACGTAAAGAAGGAAGAGAAGCCTGCTGAAAAACCTACTGAGAAGAAAGAATCTCTCAAAGTAGGAGATACATTTGATATGTATGGAAGAGAAGCTAAAATTCTTTCAATTGATGGAGATAAAGCTACAATTCAATGGGGTAATGGAGATCCTATGACGCAAGATAAAGCAGGTTTAGAAAAAATGAAGAATGAAGGACCTGAGTTACAAAAAAAGATTGATGCGATAGATGAGAAGAATAAGCAAAAAGAGCAACAGAAAAAAGAAATACAAGCATCTGTAAAAAATGTAATAAAAGAAGCTCTTGGAGGCGATTTGAGATTAAGTTCAGTTTCAGAAAGAGGAGGAAGATATAGTCAAGGAAGCGTCACTCCAGAACAGAGAGCTAAGGTATTATCTGCGTTCAAGAATGCAGATAATTCAGTTAAAACAGATGCAAAAGGAACGTATGATGGAGATACTGGATATTTAGATTTTGGATCTCATACAGTACATTTAATAAATGCACGAAATAAACCAGAGGAGAGAATTGCATTTGAGATAAGGCCTAAGCGAGACGTTCAAATCAAAAAGGCTTGGGATACATTAGGTTTTACTAAAGCAGAAGACCTTAAAGGTGGTCTTGCAGACGGAATGTCATGTGGAGATATAGCTAAGAAGCATGGTGTAACAAAAGAGGCTATTGAAGCGCAATTAGCAATGGGGATTAAAGTGGAAATGGAACACACCAACGATAAGAGTAAAGCATCAGAGATTGCACACGATCACTTATTTGAAGATCCAAAATACTACACCAAACTCGCTAAGATGGAGAGTGTAAAGAAATCATTTAAAATACTAGGACTATAATGGACCAAATTAGAAAAGCGATATTACAACAACAGCTTGAAAGAGCTGAGAACATAGCTGAAACCTTCGAGAAGGGTCAGGCACTTCCTAATGGTACTATACGTAGAAGACCTAATGGCAACTTCATCAAAACACCTGCAGGGTGGAAGTATCATTCAAGTTTGAGTGCTAATAGTTCAAATGCTGTTGAGAGTGCTAATAATGCACAAGCAGTGAGAAATGCACCAGCACCACAACCACAATTGTTGGGGATAGTTGATAATCAAAAAGTTTATAATATGCCATCTAGTCCGGAAAAAGAGTCCGCTGAATATGTTGGATTAGTAGAAAGTCAGAGAGCATATAAAAGAATAGCAACTAAACCTTCAATGCCTAAAGTAGGCGCTAGTGTTAAAATCAGTCAGCAAGGAGCTAAGCTGATATCACTACAGCCATTTGAAGGAAAAACTCTTACAGTAGAAAAGATTGTTGATACCGGACTGATAAGTGAACCTCAACAAGTTAAGGTGACTGATGGTAAGGGAAGTTCGATCATTGTTAGTGTAAAAGACCTTCAACCAGTAAAGGAGGCTACTAAAGCTGCATCAAAAGAAAAGATTACTACATTCGCTAATATGAGTGATGAAGGCAAGAAGGAATTAACAAAAATTGTTACCGATCCAAGTTTAGAGAAATTAAGCTCTTGGAATGGTGACCGAAACAATAAGATAATAGAGATGGTCTCAGCTAAATTTAAGCTCGATCCATCAAGAGAAGCTAAAGAGCAGGTTGTTGCTTTATATAAAGAAAGAAGTGCTGTAAAGAAACTTGCAATAAGTGCAATTTTAGATAAGTATCGACCTAATCACGGTAAGCCTATAACTAAACAAGCTGTTAAAGAGGCTATGCAAATCGACCCAAAAACTGCTCAGACGTTGATGAATCATAAGCTCAGAGCGGCGAATTGGGAATCGAGTGGCAATCCATCAAGTCATCAAACAATCAAAGGAGACAAATTAATAATCAGAATGCCAAGAGGATCTCGTGATTGGGATAGACCGAAAGGGAATGATAAGACTCAGATGAAAACAATTATGAGTGACTTAGGATTTAAGTTGTTGAAGGAAGATTTGACTGATCCGTATGAATGGCAAGATGATAAGGGAGGTTCGGGAACGTCGAGAGATGATCAATTCACATTCAAAATGCCTAAATAATGGACGATATACAAAAAGCAAACCAAGCACAACGATTACAAGTACAAGAAAACGTAGAGACGATGTCTAAGGGCGAATCTCTACCCGTTGGCACAACTCGTACTCATGGAGGTAGAACTTTCATTAAAACGCCAGGAGGATGGAAATATCATGGTAAAGGAGCTGCAAGTGTAAAGTCAGGTACTGATGCGAAAGCAGCTAGTACATCACATACATCTTCAGTTGAGAAAGTAAATGACATTACATTTGTGGTTGATATTAAAAGTCAATATGGAACAACTCGTCAAACATATTCAAACGTTCAAGAAGCGAATAGAGCTAAGAAGCAAGTTGATGATGCATTCAGATCAGGTAGCATCAAATCAACAGGTGATGTAGGTAAAGTACTTAACAGTAGTGGTAATTCAGATAAAATATACGGCGATTTATACAAATTGAAATCATAAGGAAAGATCACTCAACAAGAATGGGCTGGAATGAAGAATGACGTTGCTGCTGGAAAGAGTGAGAAGGTCAATAAGATGATTGCTGCGATTAACACTAAATCTAAGGGAGCTGGTCAAGGAAAGCATATAGGTGATATGACTCCAGCTGACAAACAGAAGTGGGCAGCTCAATTAGGAGTTGATACTAAAGGCAAAAGTGCATCTCAAATCAATAAACTACTTGTTGAAAAGAATGTCGACAGACAGATTGCTAATTTCAAAGCAAGTAAGAACGATAAGATGTTGGATGGATTATCTATGGCAGCGAGAATGAGAGGAGATAAAGATTCAGCAGCTCAATATCAAGCTAGAAAAAACAGACCTGCAAGTGAACGTAGGCCAGTTGGTAAACGTGAACCAATGACATTCAGAGAGATACTTGCTGACCCTAAAGGGAAAGCGATATTTGAATCAATTGAAGAATATATTGTTGATCTACGAGATGACCCAACAAGAAAAGAGCATTTAGATGGTTTAAAAGATGCGGTACAAGAACTTGAAAGAGGTAGTGGTTACAAATACGACATCTCAGAGCAATTAGCAGCAGCTAAAGACAGTAAAACTAAAAGTAGGACTGAATTAGATAGAATCAGATCAGTCTCTCACAATCTATCTGCTGGAAATCATGCAAGTAGTGCCAATAACTTGACTAGAAAGATAAAGAACCTTCAAAGAGAAGATAAGACGAGACCATCAGGTCAGAAGAGAACACTTCACATTAAAGAATTACAAGCAAAGCTGAAAATTCAGACAGCACTTTATAACGAGAAGAAGTAGGTTAGGGACATTTGGTTGATTAGTTGATTGAAGTAGGGACATCTTTCGGGACGTCCCTACTTTTTTGTTGGTACCTTTACCGAATGAATTTAACCACGAAACAACTTGAGCTCGCTGTGATCAGTTATGAGAAGCAGGCTGAGCTGAAAAGCGTTAGAACGTCCCTACCATGGGAGTGTGACGTTTTAACTGTTTCAAAAAGTAGGTATGCAACCGAATGGGAGATCAAGAGGTCCCGCTCAGATTTCAAAAGTGATTTCAAGAAACCAAAGCACATCAAGTTCAAGAGAGGGCAAGGTGGTCACATCAAGTATTTCTGGTTTGTGGTACCTAAAGGATTGGTTCGTGAGAGTGAAGTACCATCGTATGCTGGCCTAATGTATGTTAATGATGAGATGGTGTGTAGTATAGTTAGAAGACCTAAGCGACTGAAGTGCAAGAAGATAGGTGATGCTACTATGAGAAAATTGTACAGATCTATGATGTTTCGATTTTTAAAGTTGAACTTCGATGGAATGAAAACAAACTTTTTATTTTAGTTGCATAAGAGATATAACTTAGTTATCTTTATGTCATGTTAATCATTTAAAACCGTAATTATGTTTACCAAAGTAATAGGAAAATTCAAGAAAAGCAGAGAAGACGAAAGGAACATGGTCATTGCAGGTATTGTCACGACAATAACTGACAACGTAGTACAGTTCACTCACGAAGAGATCGCAGATATTATTCAGAGATCAACTGATAGAGTGATTCAAGTACAGAAGGATAGAAGAGCTGCAGTTAGAGCAGAGCTTAATTCACTAAACTCAACAATCAAACAAATACAAAACAAATAATCATGAAAACCATAAAAGGAGATTTAATCAAACTAGCACTTCAAGGTGAGTTTGATGCAATAGTGCACGGATGCAACTGTCACAATGTGATGGAAGCTGGAATTGCTGCACAGATAAAAAGATACTTTCCAGCAGCATATCAGGCTGATGAGGTGTTTGCAGATGGTATCTCAAACTATAACAAATTAGGATGCTTATCATTTGCAGACATTGAGGTTCATGGCGATGAAGATGATATTACTACAGTAACCGAAAGATTCACTGTTGTAAATGCATACACACAATATGATTTGGGACGTAATCTTGATGAAGATGCACTAATAATGTGTTTGAAGAAGATTAATCACTACTATAAAGGAAAGAGTGTAGGGTTGCCTCAAATAGGTTGTGGAATTGCAGGAGGCAATTGGGCAGTAGTTAGTCAACTAATAGATAAATATACACCGGATTGTGATGTCACAGTAGTGATGTACGATCCGAAATAGCATAACAGTGAGGGTGATGGATGCAGTAGAACCTGGTCAAGTTCACATCAGGTCTGAAATACGTCTGCTACGATCAACAAAGAGTTCCCTAACAGCCCATTGTGGGTGATTTAATTACTCGTTGATTCATGGTCAAGGAAGATTCATCAGGAGAGAGCATAACTTCTAAAGACGTTTTAAGTGAATATTTGCCCCTGAGAAATCAGGGGCATTTTTATTGGTGTGAATTCAACTTAGTTTCGTATCTTTGCAACGAATAAAATTCAGAAAAGAATGAAACCACAAGTTAGAAATTCCGGAAATATAAGCACTGGAGAACATCACTCGTTTGAGTTCAACCTTGCAGATGAAGCTCCGAACAAAAGCATATCAATTCCAGCATTAGGATTCAATCAAGCATCATTGAGTTTACTTACAATAGGTGCTACAGGAACAAGTGGTACTGCAGTAGTTGAACAAACAGTAACTAATGGAGGTGTTCAAGGAGCATTGCCAACGCCAGTATCATTGATATTAGGAGCTGGTGTAAGTTTACAAGCATTCGGAATAGCTTTTAGTGGACAAAATCTTGTGATTGATTTCACACCTTGCACATTTGGGGTTGTTGGGAAGATTAAGTTTGACGTAGTATTGAAACGATAATAATTTTTAATCCCTACAAGTATCTATGGATGAAGGTAACAACACTATGTTAATCATAGGCGCAATTGCTACGATTGTCGGAATAGTAGCAGCACTATTAAAGATTTACTCCGACAATAAAACTCAAATCAGAAAAGCAGCTGAAGTTGAGCAAAGAACGAAAAATGAAATCTATAACAATAAAATAAAGGTTGAGAGACTTGAAAAAGATGTGGATAAGTTAGAAGTGCAAATAACATCAAACAATTCAAATTTACTACAGAAGTTTAGTCAGATGGAGCTACGCATAGAAGCTAAGTTTGATAAACTTCAAGAGACACTAATAGATATTTTAAAAGAAAAATAAAATGGAAAAGTTTTTAGAACAGTTGTTAGGTCAACACGGATGGGAGATTTGGATCGCAGGATTGATTTGGTCACTATTAGGAATAGCTTTGATAAAAATATACTTCTATGATAAGACTGTTAGGTTTAGCTTGAAGTTCTGGTTGAACGATAATTTCCGAGATGTATTGTTAGGCATTGTAGCGAATTTAATCTTATTAAGATTGGGTGATTATGGTATTCAGCTTCTGACCGAGAGGTTTGGATATGATATAGGTACCACTAGTGACTTTGTTGGATTGATGATTGTCGTTAGTGCATTCATTCAATACAAATTACATAAGAATAGAGAAAAATTGAAAAAATCAAAATAACATGAAAAAGCATATTCTATTACTTGCTCTGCTTTTAGCTACTACATTTGGCTTTTCGCAGGCAAAGAAGACTTTCAAGACTGAAGTAGCAATTGAACAAACGCCCGCAGCTGTACCAGCTACGGATTTTGTGTTATCAATACAAGCTGATGGAACATTAACTAAAACAGCAATTTTAGTAACTGATGTACAAACTGGCGCATTTTCCTTAGAAGGATATGATGAGAGTGGCACTAAGGCTGGATTGAACTTGATTGTAGGATTAGGTGATTATAGCTTAGCTGGTAATGGTACTGGAATCACACTAACTGATGCAACTGGACTTACCCAATTACGTAGTAATATATGGGAGTTCCTTTCAAATGTTTCTGGATTTAAGACAGATATAGATGGTGATGGCCTCACAGCAAATAGGACATTTACACTTCCTAACGCAAGTGGGATCCCAGCATTAGATGTTAATGGTGTTGCTTCTAGTACAGTAGGAAGTATAACATTAACCACACAAAATTTAACTAATGATGGTGAAGATGGTATTAATAAGTACATAACACTTTCAGACATCTATCAAGGAAATACGTTAATCAACGGTGATTATTATCATGATACAGGATTTACTTATCAAGCATGGGCTGATTTATATATAATTGACGGAGTAGTTTATAACACACTGATTTCAGATGCAGTGACACTATCGCCTGCACACGCTACATTAGATAGGATTGACGTAATTGTTGTTAATAATAATGGAACCATTACAGCAGTAACTGGCACAGCAGCAGCTAATCCAGTTAAGCCTGAGATTGATTTAGATACTCAAGTCGAGATGACATTCGTGTTGGTTCAAGCCAATACAACTACACCAGCCTCAGTTACAGAGTTATTGGTATATGATGAGAATGCTGGTGATCCAACAGAGTGGGACTCAGCAACTTCAGACGGATCAATTACTTTAGCAGCTACTGGAACAACACAAAGTGGCACTAATGCAATTCGATTCAATACAGCAGCAGTTGGTGATCAATTAACTTTAACAGACCTAACAACAATATCTTCTAGTGATTACAATAAAATAATCTTCTACGTCAAATTAGACAATGTACTTGATCATAGAATACGACTAACTCTTAGTAATACTGGTGGTTCAGATGTATCTAATACAGCTACACTTCAACATGGTAGTTATGGATTAGACACATCAAACACATCAACATATCAATTGATAATTATTCCAGTCAGTGATTTGGCGATAGGAGTTCAAACATATGATAGGTTAACAATTTACAATGACAAAGCAACTGCATCATTTTATGTAGATAATATGATACTGCAGACTGGAACTAATCCAGTTGCTGGACCTACAATTACAAACACATCACAGTTAATCAATGACGGTCCTGATGGAGTCAATCCATACTTAACGTCACTAACTGAAAGTAACATATATAACTCAGATGGCACAATTACAGTAAACAGAGTAATTGATGCTGATGGCAATTCCATCTCAATTGATAATGCGAACGGAGATACGATGTTATTAATTGATACGACCCTTGATGCAGAGGTAGCAAAGATCGGCGCAATAAACCCTGCAAATGGAGGAAATGACGCTAGCTTTGAAGGAAGTACTTCAGCAACATTATCGACATCTACAACACAAGCAGATTATGATAACGGAACTCAGACGGCAAGTCAAACTTTAGCAGCCAATGCAGGAAGTTCTTCAATAACAGCACAAGCAACCAACATAACAATTCAAAATGAAGCTGGATTAAATAAGGTTGAGATTGACGGAACTAAAGTCAATGCATTAGCTGGGGCTAATGGACTGAAGGCATTAAGTGCAGGGACAACTGATCTCGTTGGTTTGAATGGATTGAGACTTAAAATTGGTACTGGAGGAGTAGAAACACCTTCAGTGGTAGGATATGTACCAACAGCAACTAATGTCAATGGCAATGTTACATGGCAGCCTGGTGGAGCAAGTTCAATATACAATGCAGATGGATCATTAGCTGGTAATAGAATAATGTCACTAAACGGCAATACATTAAGGGTGAATGATGCAGCTGGTAATTCAGCATTAGAAATCGACCCTACAATAAATACAGAAACAACAGTAGTAAGTGCAAATAACGCAACTGGTGGAGGGAATGAAGCAAGTGTAGATCTTTCTACCACAGACACAGACGTAGTAAGTGAACTCAAAGCACAGTTCAATGGTGGAGCTAAGCAGGCTAGTATATTACAGCAAGTAGATGTAACCGAATCATCAACTGAAATAACAACAGATGTATTGAAAGTGGTGTTGCCAACACCACCAACAGTTGGACAATTCCTTCAAGCAACAAATGTTGATGGCACAGTAGATTGGACCACATCATTAATACGTGAAACATCAAATAATTTATTTGGAGGGTCAACAGCAGGTGCAAACATCGTTATTGATGGTGGTAATACAGGGTTTGGAGTTGCTGCTTTAGAAAGTTCAAATGCTATAAATAATAGTGGATTTGGGTTTGAAGTACTACGAGAAAATGCAGGTCAAAGAGTTAATGGATTTGGGTTATGGGCTGGTAAGCGGAATACTGCAGATGATGGTAATTTCTTTGGTCAAGAATCAGGACAATTTAATAAAGGAGCTAGAGTTGTAGGATTTGGTGGAGAAACAGTACAGAATAACCAAGGAGACGATGTTGTAGGCATTGGAAATGACGCTTTAATTTATAATGAAGAAAATCAAAATACAGCAGTAGGTTCTGAATCGTTTGTATTTTTAACAAATGTAGCTGGATTAAAAAGTTTCGTATCTGGTGATGTTACAGCAGGTACCGATAGAATAGCAATAACCGCTCATAACTTTGGCACAACGGGTGCTTTTGTTAATCTATTATATTCAGGAGTTACTGGAGGTATTACTAATGGAAAGATATATCAATTTGAAATAATAGATGCTAATACCATTGAATTAATAACAGATTCAACATTAGATTTAGACGGCACAGAAGATGGTGATTTAACACCTCAATACACTTATACAAATGCAACTACAATAGGCTACAACTCACAACCAACTGCTTCTAATCAAGTAACTTTAGGAAACGCGACAGTAACGGAGGTTGATACATATGGAGCATTAAGAGCAAGAGCATACGGTGCTGGCACACAAACTGGAACAGCGACTTATAATTTAGTAGTTGATGTTGATGGAAATGTAATTGAAGAAGTGTTAACACCACAGCCAATATTAGCCATTGATGAAGGAAATGGAGTTGGATATGTGTTGGGAGACTCAGATAGAGCTAATTATGGAAATGTAGGATTAAGTGCAGTAGATTTAAGCTATAATGGCTCACCTTCTACTACTAAAGGAGCAGGAGGAGATTATTCATTCGTTGCAGGAGAAGCTCAACAAATAACGGGAGGAGTTGCTAGTTGGGGCGCCTATACAATAGGTACTGAAAATACAATAGGTGGTACAAATACAACAGCTGCAGGGGCATTAGGTGCTTACAATACAATATCTAATGGGTATGCTACTACAGCAATAGGGGCTTATAATACAATAAACACTGCTGACAACGGGTTTGGAGCAGCAATTGGAATGAATAACGTTCTATCTAATACAAATCCAGCAGGGACTTTCGGAACAGCATTAATTTCTAAGTCAAGACACACACTTGCTGTTGGAGTAGCAAATGTAGATTACACTGAAACAGGAAACGAAGCAACTAGACCAATATTTGTAGTGGGAAATGGAACAACAACCACACCTGCAGGCGCATGGGCTGCATCAGTTAGAAGTGATGCTCTTAGAGTTGATTGGGATGGTACAATTACAGCACCTAGCTTTTCAACTGCTGAAATAACTACTGCAGGAAATGCCTCATTAATCACAAAAGAATACGCAGATGCGAATTACTCAACTGGTGGTGATGTAACCGCAGCCTCTAATTTCTCAGCAGATAATACTGTTATATTGAGTGATGGAACTGGTAAAGGAGTAAAGAATAGTACAATTGCAAATTCTACTTATAATATAGCTGATGCTTGGGATGGATATGCTGCAGTTCCTGATACATATGGATGGAATGGAATAGCTGGAGGTGATGGTGCATGGGTAGCTACTTCTTATAATGGAACAAACAGAGTTATGTGGTCTGATGATAATGGGCAAACATGGACTAATGTAGCTTCATCTAACGATGCTAATCAATGGAGGCACGTATCTTACGGTGGTGGAGTATTTATAGCTTTGTCTACTAGTGGAACTAATAGAGTTATGAGATCTACAGATGGAGGCTTAACCTGGACAGGGATAGCTGCAGCAGTAGATACTAGTTCATGGAATTCTGTAGCATATGGTAATGGAGTATTTGTGGCAGTAGCTAGTTCTGGAACTAATAGAACTATGTATTCTACCGACTTAGGATTAACTTGGACAGCAGTAGCTGCAGCTGTTGATACTAGTTCATGGCAAGCAATAGCTTATGGTGGAGGTGTATTTGTAGCAGTATCTAGTGATGGAACCAATAGAACTATGTGGTCTGACGATTTAGGTTTATCTTGGACTGCTGTAGCTTCGGCAGTTGAGACTAATCAATGGTTTTCTATAGCCTATGGAGATGGGAACTTTGTGTCTGTTTCAATAGATGGAACCAATAGAGCTATGATATCAGATGACCTAGGATTAACTTGGAGCTCTTCAACTACAACACCTTCAAATACTAATGTATGGAGAGATGTTGTATATGGTAACGGAACTTGGATAGCAGTAGCTAACTCAGGCACTAATAAAGTATCTAGGTCGGTTGATAATGGTGACACTTGGACTGCAATAACTCCTAGTGATGATTTGAATACGTGGAGAAACGTAGCTTATAGTGGAGGAGTTTTTGTATCAGTTGCAGATAGTGGGACTAATAGAGTTATGACATATTCTCCTGGAGCTAATGCTTTACTGAACACAAATAGTACTGTAGATGATATAAACGCCTCAGCTACTGGATTTGAATACACTACAGTTGATTGGGTCAATGCTAAGATAACAGAGACAAGCCCAGATTTATCTAGCCACGTAACCAAAACAGGAACACCAGCAGCTAATCAATTGTCTAGATGGACAGGAGATGGAGTATTAGGTGCCATCCCTGAAGCAACTTGGGACGGTTCTAATTTTACTTTTGGAGATATAAATGGAATACTTACACTTAGAAACCTAACTGGTTACTCAGACATATATGCTTCTAATAGGTTAGATATAGAAAGTAATGAAGGGCTTAGAGTAAACAACATAGGAAAAACTCAGCACGTAACAATAATTCCTGGAGCAGGAACATCTACCTTAACAGCACCCACTTCTAATGGAATTATAGCAACTACTGCATACGTAACCTCAAATAGTATAGATAATGTACTAGAAGACATCACTCCTCAATTAGGAGGGAATTTAGATGTATTGACAAGAGAGATAACTACAAGCACAGTTAACGGAGACATTGAATTATCTCCAAATGGTACCGGTAGAGTCTTCATAAACACTGGAAGTGATTTAGAAATAGGAGACGGTGGAAGTCTTTCAGTATCAAATCTAGGAACAGGAGATGCAGTAGCATCATTCACAGCACCTAACTTTGATACATGGGCTATTGGTAATGATGATAGTGCAGCTGCTTTTGTAATTGATAATGGGTTTACTTTAGGAACAAATCCTCCACTTTCAATAGATCACACAACTGGAGATGCTACTTTTAATGGAGACCATACTATTATTAAGAATGATGTAGAAACTACTACACCTATTCTATTATTAGATCAAACTAGTACTGGAGATGCTTTTCAAACATGGACTAATGCTACTAAGTCTTATTCAATGGGAATTGATAATTCAGCAACAGAAAATTTCTTCATATCACATGGAACTGATCTAAGCACTAATCCTATGTTAGAGTTTGGTGATAATGGAGAGGAGGCTTATTTTAGAGTTAATAACATCTATCATTTTACCGATAGATCAAATACAACGACAGGATGGTATATGAGCAATGTTGGAACGGGAGACATAAAAGTGACTTTAAATGCTGGAGCTGAAACATACAGTTTTGGTGTTGACAATAGTGATGGAGACAAGTTTAAAATATCAAACACAAATGTTGTAGGAACAGAAGATATGTTATCATTTACTCCAGGTACATATGACGCAGAGTTTACAGGCGAGCTAGAATACTCTAAAGGAGTTGCAGACGACACAACGACAGCTTATGAATTAGTATTGGGCGATAGATCTGGAATAGTGACGATGAACAACGCCGCTGCTAACACGCTAACAATCCCAGCAAATGCATCTGTAGCATTTCCAATAGGAACTGAAATAGTGATTATTAATAAGGGAGCTGGAGTCACAACTGTAGCAATTACCACAGATACATTAAATCAAAATGTAGGAGGATTAACTCTTGCTCAATATGATAAGAGAACATTGACTAAAATAACAGCTACTAGCTGGATACTAGGTTACTAATGAAAGATCAAATCAAAAACATATCAGTTACAATAGGAGCGTGCGTTACCATAATAACTGGTATATGGTACTTTACTCAACCTATATTTGAACAAAAGGTCGAAGACGTTGTGATTGAGTACATTGATAGCAATGAATTCAAGATCACAGAAAGACAGATTATCAAAGAAGTATCAAAAGAGATATTCATTGAATTTCTCAAGAGTGAAGAATTTAATACTAAGCTAGATGAATACTTAGATCGAGTTAATTCCAATAGTGTAAGTCTAAGAAAACTCCTTTCAATCAAGATGGGAGTGCCTCAGGAGACTGTAGCAGACAAGTTATCTGATTTATATACCAAGGACGCCAAGCGACTTAGAAACCTCCTTAGAGGGATTAATAATATGTATCCCGAACTTAATGTTTGGGAAATTGATTGATATTTACAGAAACCCAAATAAAACCCAAATAAAATGACAGTAAAAGAAATTTTCAGAACGATTGAAGGGATAGCAATGTTAGTAGCTTTTGGAATGGTGATCTTCACAGGAGCAAAGATGTTCGCGTGGTTAGGTTTAGCAGCATACGTTATTATCAACTTACCAGGAGGAATCAAGAAATTTATTTCTGTGATCAAGTGGATAGGACGCAAGTTGGAAATAATTAAAGCATGATCAAATTCCTAATATATTTCGCAGCGTTTTATCTAATAACGATTTTAACGCTGTTTTTAACGCATTCAAAAAGAGACGCACTTACTCATATCAGATTCATTAATAGACACGTCTTATTTCAGATAATCGCGTTGTCGGCTTATGTAATAGCTCCAATTGCAATACAATTTTATAGATGGAACATAAATGTGCTTACTTGGTACATGGATGATTCGAGATATGATAGATTTCGTGAAAGTGGGTATGCAGTAGACTATGAGAGTTGGTTGAATGATAGGGGTGGTAAAGAAACGTTTTGGGTACTTTATCAATGGCACACTCGTAATAGAATGTGGAATGTGTATAAGTTCATCAATATTCCTATTGATAAAGAGTACATCGAGCGCATCATTACAAACACAGCAATACTTAGAGACAAACCAATACAAATTGCAGATGCAACTGGATTTATTAGACATGAGAATTCACCAGGACTAAAGTTTTTTGATAAAGCTGGTAATAGTGGATGGAGTATTAATTCAGGAACAGTAATTGCATGGGACTATACAATAGTAGGGACAATCAAATACTATTTTACAATAAATGATCAATTATTTTTTAGATACGGCACTTGCTTCAAGCTAGTCACAGCATTTAAAAGGGATTGGTATATCAATTTTGGGTACGGTACTGGTAGAGAACGATATAAAATATCATTTAAAATTCAGCCTACGAAGAAAATATAGTATGTTTATCACTTAATAGTAAAACAACAATTTAAAACCGTTAAAATGGAAAAAGTAAAAGATGACGTGGTAGGCACAGTTGATGAAGTAAAAGACATCAAGCAACCTTCAAAAGAAATTAAAGTAGAAATCGTTCAATCAGAGAATGGAATGATTACACTACAAACTTTTAGTGATTTGCCAGTTAGTGTAGCTCATTTGGTTGGTATCATGGAAATTGCAAAAGTAGATTTGCTACACAATACAGTTGATAGTCAAAAAGAAGATGTAGTTGAAATGACAGTTGATGAACTTGACATAAAGTTAAATCCTGGAGCTGAATTAGTGTTGGGAGATACAATTAAAATTCCAAGAACATCAGCACTTTTAAGAGATCAGATGCGTAGAGAGGCGTTATCAAATACAGAAGGACCTAAGGTAGAAGCATAAAAATCAAATAGATAAATATTTAAAAGACCTCATTTGAGGTCTTTTTTTTGCTTAATAGATAAGGAATTAATATCTTCACATAAAATCATATTAAATGAAAGAACAAATCGAACCGGTTGTTAAAGACCAAATTAAAATTGTAGCTCAAAAGGAAGTTGATAAGAAGCAAAAGTACGTTGGGAAAATTAGAGTAATCAAAGGACTTACAATGTATAAGTTGAATTTGAAAACTGGTCATATAACTAAAGTACAATTCGACTCCGCAGTTATCGATATCAACAATCCTGACAAGATTAAGAAGAAAATGATTCAAGAGCCAGGATTCATATATACTCAAGCATTAAATGACAAGAATGCTAAACGCAAATTTACTAAACAAGTAGCACAAATAATCGCAGCAAATAAATCGAAACATGAAAACCCTATTCGCCCTACCCTTTGAGACATATGAGAGTTCTAAGACTGAAACTGGTGTAATCTACAATTTAGTGGATCACGAAATGACAGCAGTACTACAAATTTGGGTCACTCACAGACCATATGCAGATCATGATTTGTGCATCAAAGAGATGACACAATGCCCTAGTAATGTTCGTAATGCAGCAATTGCTATTTTAGACGTCCTATTCGATAAGAAGTGGAGAGTGCTTACTAAATTTACTGCATCTCAAGTGAGACAGTCAACTAGATTACAAGCATTGCAGTATGGTGAACGTTGTGTATCGCTATCGTATAGTAAAGACGCACGAAAGTTAATCCAAGGACCACCAAAAATGCGATGAAAATAGTTCTTGTTCGATATCGATTACACCTTGAGATATTCTACAAAGACCTTAGATTGTCGATAAAAAAGTCTACAGTTGAAGATGAGGAATTACTCAATAAGTATATTAAAAGATACTTTGAGCTTAACTACAGAAATCCAGTAGTAACAGCCTTCTTCGTATTGAAAATTTTGCGCAGTAGGTAAATTGCTTGGTAGTCTAAATCAAAAAGCTGAGATTTAGGTACTCTAAATAACATTCACAATGGATCAAATTAAAAAACATCACAACGCCGTATTACAGTCAATTACTAAAGATTTCAAAGTAGAAGACACAGACACCAACATTGAGAAAGGCACCGTTGCTGAGATGTTAACGTACGGAGGAGCTGCAATTCCAATGAGCAAAACTGGCAAAGATATTTTGGCAGGTGTCGATAAAAAGATCGCTGAATGTAAGGTAAAGAAAGAGCATTGTCTCAAAGAGATGTTGGAATATTTAGCTAAATGCAATAAGGTCCCTACTCAGTCAGTAGATGACTATCAACTTAAAGGATGTACTTTAGAGAATGCTCCAAAATCATTTCCGTGGAGAGATGTTGAATCTTACGATTCGCCAAAAAACAAGCAGTATGTTGATACTGTAGTAATCTCAGAAACTAAGGAGTCAGAAGAAAAATCTGAAAATCCATTCAGAGAGTATAATAAGTATCAAAGAAAATATATCGAGCATTGTGTTGATGTTTGTTATTTAGAAACAATTCAAGGTGGATTAGATCCAAAGAAGCAATATCAATTAACGATTAAGCAGTGTGTTCAATTAGGTCTATAAATCACTAAGTTAAATGTCATACATTAATAGCAATCAAATTATAAACACTCAGCCACTAAGCTCAATTGATGAGCAGCTTAAACAGTTGCAGATTGAGAAGGGTAGAGTTGCTCAGAAAGAATATCAGATTGTCAGTAAAGCATTATCATCGGATAATCCAAATGACATCATGAAAGCCAATACGTATTGGGAAGATGTTCAAACCAGACAGTCAAGTGGACTGAAGACTGAATTAGTTGATCCAACTCAATGGACACAAGGTGCTGGTTACAAATACAAAAGATTTACATTAAGCTACGATATGATGAGACGTATGGTTTCTACCACACCAATCATCAAATCAATCATAGGAACACGTCAAGCTCAAGTTAGTGCGTTTAGTTCGCCTCAAAAGAGTAAGTTTGATACTGGATTTGTTGTTCGTAAGAAACGCGCATACTATTCAGATGAAGACCCTACAACAACTGCAAAAGACAAAAAGCAGATTGACTACATAACAAAATTCCTACTTGATGGTGGTGATAAGTCAAATGCGTGGAGTGGAGATACTTTCGATATGTTCTTGAAGAAATTAACCGCTGATAGTTTAACGCTGGATCAAGGAACGTTTGAAGTGGTAAGAAATAGAGGTGGTGCACCAGTTGAATATCTTGCAGTAGATGGTGCAACAATGAGAATGGCAGATAGTATTAATGACGATGACAATTCATTCAACGAACAATCGAATTATATGGGTGAACCACGTAAGAAGATTCGTGGATACTATCCATCATACGTTCAAGTAATTGATGGAATCATAGAGAATGAATACTACCCATGGGAATTGTGTTTAGGTATCAGAAATGCTACTACAGACATTCGTTCAAATGGATACGGTAAGAGTGAGATTGAAGAGTTAGTAAGCATAATCACATGGATGTTATATGGAGATACATACAATGGGAAATTCTTCTCACAAGGAAGTAGCCCAAAAGGTATGTTGAAAGTCGCAAGTGGCGTTAATAGAAACAGATTAAATGAATTCAGACAACAATGGTTAGCTATGGTTGCTGGAGTTCAGAATGCGTGGAAAGTGCCAATTGTTGAAGGTGACGTTGAGTGGATTGATATGCAGAAAGGTAATAAGGACATGGAATTTAGTAAGTGGCAAGAGTATTTGATTCGCGTTGCTTGTGCTGTGTTTAAGATTGCACCTGATGAGATTGGATTCAAACTAGACAACGGAAGTGGTGGTTTAGGTGGAGAGAATGATACTGATGTTAAAATCAGATATTCAAAAGATAAAGGATTAAAGCCATTATTGAAATCAATGGAGTTTTGGATCAACAAGTGGATTGTTCAAGCAATCGACGATGAGTTTGAATTCAAATTTGTTGGTTTGGATCAAGATGGCGAAGACAGAGAAACTGACTTACTCAACAAGAAAGTTGGTATGGGTATGGGAGTTAAAGAGTGGAGAAAAGCACAAGGACTTGATCCAGAATTCGATGAAGGTGATTTCCCATTAAATGCAGTATGGGTTCAGCAACAAGCTGCAGCCGCATTTGGAGAGCAAAGTGAAGATAATACACAAGGAATTGATGAAGGTCAAGTAGAGGATATGTGGTCAGATCTTGGCAAAGCTACTCTATCGTCACAATTTACACAGTATGAGGACAATCCAATGATGAAAGATGCAATGGATTTGCTACTAAAAGGATAAATTATGTTAGCATTATTGAAAATTGAGAATCTCAAAACGTTTTTGATCGTAGGAGCAATCATAGCAGCTGTGATCTTCTGGAAGGACTACCAATATCAAATCGGAGAGAATAATCGTCAAACTGAGAATATGGAACAAGTGCGTAAGTTCGATAGCTTGAAGTTTGCTAGTCAGACATACACCAAAAAAGAGATTGATGAATATCTTGAATACAATAGAAGCGATTTAAAGGACTTTCTTAATAAGTACGACATAAAGACAAGGAGACTAGAAAAGATCATTACACAATCATTAGAGTACCGTGATACAACGTCAAACAACATTGATTTGAGTCCTATATTACAAGCAATCAAAAATAACACTAGAGAAATTTCAGTTCCGGTGATTGATAGTACCGACTGTTTAATTGTAAAAGGATTTGTTATATTCAAGAATGATACACTATCACTAAACATAACTGATCGTAAATTCAAAAATAAGAGTGATGTTGTTCAATATTGGGAAAGAAACCAATGGAACTTTCTAGGAATAAAAACTAGACTGTTCGGTAAGAAGAGTACAACAGTAATCATCAAAGATAGTTGTGGAAACACAGAAACATTTATTATTGATGCTAAAAAGAAATCGTAATGGCAAGAACCACACCAAAGAAGCTCAAGGGAGATAAGAAATATGTCGACGCTCCTAGATTAAAGGCAATCTACGGTTATGAAGATCTGTTCAAGAAACAGTTTGGCAATGCACTTTCATTAGGTCTTTCAGACGTCAAGAAACAAATTCAAAAACAAAGTAAACCACAATTACTATTTAAAGCAATGAATACACCTACATTCTCAGGGTGGAAGTTGCAAAAGAAGTATTGGTGGCAAGGACTACAAATATCAATTGAGAATAAGAAGGGTAGTGTGCGTAAGTGGGAGACTGACACAGATAGTGGCAAGACTAAAATGTTGTATGATTATGGATACATTCGTCGTACATTAGGAGCAGATGGTGACCACATTGATTGCTACGTTAATAAAGATAATGAAAGTGAGAAAGTGTTTGTGGTACATCAAAATGACCCTACGACAGGAAAGTATGATGAAGACAAAGTGATGTTGGGATTTGATACAGCTGCACAAGCAAAGAAAGCATATCTAGCACATTATGATTCTAATAAGTTTTTCGGTAGTATGATTGAGATGACCCTAACCGAACTCAAAGCACAAGTAATTGGCAAAACAACTAAGAAGATAAAATGATATTCACTGCAGGCCAAATAGAACAGATCACTGGAGTACTTGATAGGTACCTCTTGACATTTGCTGCACATCATATTGGTATAAATGTATTGAGTGCTGTAGAGGTAGCTCAACTACAATCAGCCGGAGTCAATACTGCAGCAATCACAGCAGCTACATCAAATGTGTCCCAAGCATTCAAACTAGGACTACTCAGTAATGCGTTAGGTGATGCAGCAACCAAGAATATGACATATGATCAGTTCTTAAATTATTTGAGTACTGGTAAGATGTTCAAGTTAAATGCATTAGAATCATCTGCACTTCAAACATTACAGTACCAAGCGCTGAAAGACACCAAGAGAATGGGAGCTAAGATTAAAGATCAGATTGCTGATCGGTTGGTCCATGCAAACAAAACAGCAAACACAGTGACCCATAGCAAGTTGGTTACTGACGCTGCAAAAAAATCAATATTAGAGAGAAAGGGTATAGCCAGTGTGATATCAGACATAGGTCACGCAGAACCTAATTGGAACCGAGACTTCGGTAGAATAGCTGATTTTGTATTACACTCAGCATTCGATGAAGGTCGCGCTAATGGGATACTAACAAGAACAGGACCCCAAGCGTTGGTTTACAAAGATGTTTATGCCGGTGCATGTAAGCACTGTATAGAGAAATACCTCAAGGGAGGGATAATGAGTGAGCCGAAAGTATTTCAGCTGTCTGTACTACAAGCAAATGGCACAAATGTTGGTAAAAAAGTAGCTGATTGGCTGCCAGTTATCGGTCCTTTACATCCTTGGTGTAGATGTACCCTAATGAGTGTCCCTAATGGAATGACCCTAGTTGATTTAGCAAATGGCAAATGGGTATGGCAGAATGGTGACTTTGTTAGGGACCCGAAAAAGTGGGAGCGTAAAGTTCAACGTAAAAGTAAAGTGAGAGTAACTGTTAATAATAAAACTACGGAAATATGAAAAAAGTAATTTTTAACTTCATGTATTGGTTACATGAAAGATCGTTTTTGAGAGCTAAGGTAGCAAAGCTAGAGGAGCAACTTGTTGAGAAAGACAAGATAATTATTAAAGCAGCTGCGATGTTAGATAGTGAAAGAATAAAAAGGACAGCAGATGTGTTGTCCCTACAAGTACACAACAATTTATTAAAAGATAAGCTGAACGGTGTATCGTAGAAATTATTATTGTACATTTAACAACTGAATATTCAAGTTTAAATAAATATTATAATATGAAAACATTAATCTTTCAAGACCCAGCACAAACCTTACGAGTAGAGGCTAAAGTTGACATTATGGCGACTAACGCTGAATTACAAACAGCAGGATTCGATACTCGTTTCACCAACATGGAGATTGTTGACAATGATGCATCTAAGATTGCAGGTATTGATTTGACTGAGGTTGAATATAGTTGGATTGCAATAAGACAATTTGCTGAGGACAACGGATTTTCTCTTACTGTCATTGACATTAATGAGAACGCATCTGATGACATTGTTACTTGGACAGCAATCACTGGTACAGTAGCCGGAACAATAGGATTGGCTGCAATCACTGGTACTGCTACTGATTTTGACCCTGAGTTAGATGTCGATGACGTTGTTAGTATAGACGGGTTCGTTTACACAATAGCAACAAGAGCCGGTGCAGCTGATACAGCAGCAACGATCAATGAGACTTTCCAGACAACATTTACTGGAGTTCCATTATACATCAAGAACTAATATGAACAAAGATTTCAAAATACACATCCCGATTGAGCTAATCAAGGGGAAGGATAAGTCTGGAGCAGCTACCATGAAAATGAGAGGTATAGCTTCAACCCCTTCGTTAGACGCTGACGGTGAGTATCTTGATCCGAAAGGATTCCAGTCCGACTATTTTCTTAAACATGGGTTTATGAATTGGAATCATCAAACAAATAATGACCCATCTTCTATTGTAGGTCGACCTACATCAGCCAATGTAAAAGGAAAGGATTACGTTATAGGCTTTGATCTATTCCCCGAAAGCAAAAAAGCACAACAAGTATTCGAGTTACAACAAGTATTGGAAACACAAGGACTTGCGTTAGGCCTTTCTATTGAAGGAAAGGTTGTCGAACGAGACGCTAACAATAAGTCAAAGGTGACCAAAGCGCTAATTACTGGATGCGCTATTACTCCAAACCCAAAAAACAGGGATACAGTTGCTGAGATTATCAAAGGCAATACCACGTATAGTGCGTTGGTTGATGAAGACGAGAACGAGGACGACGACGAAGACAAGGAAGAAGAAAAGTCAATGTCTGCAGGCTCTTCAAGTGGTCAGGCATTGGCTTTGGAGTCATTAAATAGCGACACAAAAACGCTGGCATACAAGAAAAAAATTAAAAAGGGTGACATCTTAGAGAAAATTTCCCGAGATTTACCATTAATTAATAACCAGATGGTTTCTACCATCTATGATTTAACAACAAAAATTCAAAAAGCGATGGATAACGCCAAAACAAACAACGAGGTTCCTGAAGTTACAGTAGAAAGTCTTGAGAAGGCATACGAAATTTTAGGTCTGACAGAAACAACCGAAGAAATAGTGCAAGAAGTCGTAAAAGGTGAAGACTCTACAGTATTGAATGAAATGACACCTGAGGCAATAGCAGCTAAAAAAGCTGAACTTCAAAAATCTCTTGCAGATATCGAAGCACTTGAAAAAGGTGAAGAGGTTGAGGTAGTAGCGGAAGCTGCTGCAGAAGTGGTTCAAGAAATCATTAAAGGTGAAGAGGTTGTAGCAGAAGAAGTTGCAGAAGTTGTTGCAGAAGTTGTTACAGCACCAGTTGTTACAGCGCCAGTTGTTGAACCAACTGCACAAAATGAAGTAGTAAAAGCTATGACAGAAGTTTTCAAAGGAGAACTTGCTGGTGTAGCAGAAGCAAATAAAGAAAAATTCAAAGCCGTTGGAATGCTTGTTAAAGGTTTCCAAGAAGAGGTACAAGAGCTGAGAGGCCAAGTACAAGAAATGGCAGATGAAACTCCTGGAAAGAAAACAATCACTAAAGCACAAGTACTTAAAAAGTCATTTGATAATGGTGAAGGTGACGATAAAGGACTCAACTATGTGAGTATCAAAGCAAACAAATCATCTATTGCAAAAGCATTGACAGATGATTTCTTCAAAGGTGAAGTTCAAGACGAGAAATTCAGAAAGAGCTTATTGAAGTTTGATCAATCAAGTGTTGCTGATCCAGCAGTAGTTGCAAAAGCAAAAGAATTAGGAATGACTCTTGTACCATAAGAGTAGTACCACACAATAACACCATCGTAAGTTAAAGCATCGGAAGAAATTTAATAACAAAAACAATTTTTTCTAATGGAAAATCTATCAGTAAACTTAGATTCCTACAATCACGGAAGCGGTTTCGCAGGAGAAGCTAGCCAACAAGCAGACATTTCTTCTGAGCAATTAGCTGAGTTAGCAAAAGCTCTTGAAGCTGGCGCTCTACAAGGTGGTGATTTAGTAGGGTCACAAACAAATGGTGGCGCTTTAAAGACAGAGTCTTTGGAGAGTTCACTTAAATTAATCACGTTCCGTGAGTCGGATATTCGTTTTTGGAAGAGATTCCCAAAAACAGCTGCGTATAACACAGTTGAAGAATATAACCAACACACTAGCTACGGTACAGAAAGAGGTGGTTTCAACAACGAAGGCGAATTGCCGGAAGAAGAAGATTCTAGCTATGTACGTAAGGCAGAGCACGTTAAGTACTTAGGTGTAACTAAATCAGTTACTCACCCAATGCAATTGGTTAGTACTAACGTTGGAAACATTGTTCAAAAAGAAACCACTAATGGAATTATGTGGATCTTACGTAAAGCAGACAGAGCTTTGTTTTACGGTGATGAGAAAGTGATCGGCCAGGAATGGAACGGACTTTATGCTCAGCATTTGAATAACGATCAATTCGCTAACTTAGAAGAGTATTATGCTTCTAACTTAGTAATCGATTTAAGAGGGGCAGCTTTAACTGAAGCGAACATTGAGACTGGTGCTCAAACGCTTTTAACTAAGTTCTCTCAACCTGATTTACTTGTTGGTCCTCCAATAGTATTCAGTGAATTTGCTAAAGGATTCTATGCTCGTCAAAGAATTCAAATGGGTGGAACTCAAAACGCTAATGTTTCCGGTGCAACAACTGGTCAGCACATTAGTAACTTCCAATCTATGTACGGCAAAATCGATTTCGAATATGATATCTTTGCAGCTAAGGGAGTAGGGAAATTATCTAGTACAGGAGCAAGTTCGCCAAAAGCCCCAGCGTCTCCGAACGTTGCAGGTGGTGTAGTAGTTGCTACTGGAGATGGTTTATCAGCTTTCGCAGATGGAATTGGCGATTATTTTTATGCAATCGCAGCAACTAACCGATATGGTGAGTCAGCAATGGCACAGATTGGCGCTACAATTACAGTAGCAAATGCAGATGATGCAGTTGATTTGACTTTCCTTGCAGGAGCAGGAGCTTATACTCCTAATGCATATACAGTTTACAGATCAGAAAAGAATCCAGGAAGTACTTTCGCTAACACAGTGATGTATCCAATCGCAACAGTTCCAGCTACTGGTACTGACGTTAAGAGAGGATCATTAGCAAATGGTGTTGACGGTGGTGCAGCAGGAACAGTAAGAGATAGAAACAGAGTTTTACCAAACACTCAAGAAGCACTTTTACTTCAAGGTGACACAGACGTTATAGAGTTCAAGCAATTAGCTCCATTAATGAAAATGCCATTAGCGAAGTTAAGTCCAGCTGACAGATTCATGGTATTACTTTATGGTACTCCAATAGTGTACGCACCATCAAAAATGGTACGTTACGTAAACATTGGTTTAGCATAAGAAAAAATCTTAAGCATATATCAAAAAGCCTTCCAATTCGGAAGGCTTTTTTTTGTTAGCTCAAAAAGTTTTGTTACCAATCATACTTTCAGTATATTTAGTGTCTATAAATAACATAAACAAACAATTGTCATGGCAAAAGTAAAAACAAAACACTCGTGGGAATTTGGTGGTACGCGAACTACTGGTTCTGGAGAAATCAAATTCGACAAAGAAGGATTGTCACAAGAGATTGATGATAACGTCGCACAAGCATTAGCAAATGCATCTCCTTCATTAGTTGTCGATGGAGAAATTGAAAAACAAATTGAAGATATCAAACCGAAAGCAATCGTCGTTGAGACAAAGGATGATCCAGCAGACGATTTAACTGGGGCTGATTTAGCTGCAGACGTTGATCCAGAAGATGTTGTAGTGCCAGGAGTAGATGCACCACAAGATGATGTAGTAGAGCACAAATCTGCATTCACAAAAGAAGATTTAGTAGAGTTAAATATTGGTGAGATTAGAGCAATTCTAGTTCAAGCTGAAATTCCAGAATCAGAGTGGGAACACTTCAAAGGAAAAGACGCAAAAGATCCATTAATTGACTTTGTATTAACAAAAGTATAATATGGCCCAAATAGCATATTCATTACAATCAAGTAAGAATGATTTGTCAATTTCTCCCGAGGAGTTGGCAAATCGCTATTTCTTTGGCATTCCTATCAAGGACCAGTCAGGGAATGTGATGAGCAGTGATAATATCTCGTTCTACATAAGAGCGGCAACTGAATCAATGGAAGGGTTATTGAACCTCAAACTGACTAAACAAGTTGTTGCAGAGAACCTATCGTATATGCTAAATGAGTATAGAAGTTGGGGATTCATCTCGACTTCATTTCCAGTATTAGCTGTAGGCGCTTTGTCCGGTTTCTTAGGGAAGACAGAACAAATCAAATTCCCAATTGGTTGGTTAGCAATCAAAACCAGTACAGATCCAACAGCAGCACAACGAATAGTCAATATTGTACCTACAGTCGGTCAAGTAGAATCAACAAGTGTAGTGTACAGTGGAATATCGCCACACGTAGGATGGTTCGGTCAACAAACCATTCCACGATATTGGACACTAACCTATTGTACATCATTTGATGTATTGCCTGAGGATATTCTTGATGCTATTGGAAAATTAGCAGCGATGAACATATTTCATCAATTAGGAGATATCATTTTAGGTGCTGGTATAGCATCACAATCACTAGGAATCGACGGGTTAAGTCAATCAATATCAACAACATCTTCTGCAACTAACGCTGGTTACGGTGCTAGAATTACAGGATACATCACCGACTTAAAGCAAGCCCGTACTGATCTAAAGAACAAGTATGATGGAATAGCTTTTACAGTAGGATAAGATGTCAGAACACAAAAAGAACGATAACGTATTAGTTTCTCAAACAGAGAATACAATCTTGAAGAAGACCGGTAGGGTCGATCTTGTCAAGAGTAGCTTTGATGACTTAGTTCTTCAAAAGGGTTATGCTGCGTACGTAGATAAAGCTCTGAGATGTCCTTGTAGAAATAAATTAGATTCACAACCATTAAGTGACTGTAAGAATTGCGGTGGTAGTGGATATATTTTTATTAACAGAACAAAGACCAGAATTGTCCTTCAAGGGATGGGTTCTAATGTTGATTACAAAGAGTGGAGTGAAACTGAAATGGGTACCGCAAAAATTACTGCGTTACAAGAACTTGAATTAGCATACATGGATAGAGTTACTATCATGAATGGATTTGCAATTCACAATCAATCAGTATTCTGTCAAATAGTAGATGCGAAAGTTAAAGGAAAATTGATTTATACGCCGTTAGAGATTTCTGAGATCTATTTGTTCGAGGGATCTGCTGTTAAATTAAAGTTCTTACTACCTGAGACAGACTTTACTGTTAATGATAATGTAATTACATTAAATGATTCTTATATACCCTCTCACAGCGATGATAATCCTTTAACGCTATCTGTAAGATATAAACATAATCCTCAATATCATATAATTGATATCCCTAGGGACACAATTGCATCATATAAAAGAGATGCTGGTTCAGAAGTTAATCAAACGCTTCCTAACCACGCAATTGCGAGAAAGGCACATTATGTATTAGATGAGACTAATTACGGTGTAGAATGGTTGTTCAATAACGATTACACGCCAGAATGTAGTATTTGGCAAGCAAGCAATGATATTGTTACGATCATAAGAAAGACAATTAATGTTGAGAATAGTGATCAAACATTAGAAGAGCTGTTGTCGTCAGGTGCATTTTTGACAATAGTGTCAGAAGATACAGCAACTCAAACACTATTAAGTCAATATACAGTTGATCAAGTAGATGATGTCACTTCAGATGTAGTGATTTATGTAGGTAAGCTCAAAGGAGATTATCTTACAAGTGGTAAGTGGTTGATTGAGAAAATTACAGTAGCAGAAAGTGGTGATGAGGATGAGGATGTAATTACAATTGAATATTTCAATGGAGATGTCATTGGTGATTATGCAACAAATTGGGATAATAGAGTAGGATTAACATATGTCGCTGATACAGCATTAACAAACTTATAATGGCAGCACCAAGCTATACAGAAGACTTAACAGACATTGATTTAGCAGAATCAGGAAGTACTGGATGGACAGCATTCAACATCTCAGGTGGTGGTGGTGGAGCACCAGCATTTGGAGCGGATTTAGGTATGCAAGGAGCTGGATGTTGGGATAAAGCTGCATCTAATGCAGAAAGAGGCTTGGCAGTTAATAAAACTCCAGGAGCAGGAACGGTAGCAGCAGGAGTTCACATATTTCAATGGGGGTTCGTAGCAACTCCAGGTATTACAGATGTTTATGCAACTAGAGGAGTTTATATTATAATAGGAACAAGCACAACTAACTTCATGCAATTTACTGTTGAAGGAAAAGATACAATTGGAGCTGGTGGTAGAGTTGGGAAATGTTATCCAATTAGATATGTGACCACATCTAACACAGGAAGTGTTCCTTATAGAACTGTTAATGGTACACCTGGAGCAACACCTACTTATTTTGGGTATGGAATTAAGACAACAGCAACAGCTAAAGGATCTAATATGGGTGCGGATGCTGTAAGATATGGTACTGGTGCTTATTTAACTGCGGGAGAATTAATATCTGCAGGAGATGCTTCGGATGATCCTTGTACATTTACAGGATTTGCTACTCAAAACGATGCTGTAGCGAATAGATGGGGTATCTTATCACTTATTGGTGGATCATTTGAACTTCAAGGTACTTTTGCAATAGGACAAAATAACGCAGGAACAGCTACTTTAGCAAGATTTTTGGATTCTGACAAGAATGTCATTGTAGTTGATACAGTTCATAGTGAAGCTACATTCACTAAGATTATCATCGATCACGCATCTACAAGATGTGAGTGGAACTATATCTCAATTACAGCTTTAGGGACACATAATAGAGGAAGCATACTAGTAAACAATGCATCTACAACCTTTTTAGTGGTAGGTGGAATATGGACTGGTTTAAGTACGGTAGTACTTGCAGCAGCTGCTGTACTTACGGGCGTTACGCTGAGAAGTACTGATTTAATTACCTTAGCTGGAGCAGAGCTTACAGATTGTAATATAGAGAACAGTCGAAACGCAACTTCAGTTCTTGCAACTACTTTAGATGATATCACTGGATGTAATTTTATCAGCGATGGATCTAATCACGCAGTTGAACTTAATTCTATTGGTGGAGGAGCAATGAGTTGGGGAAATACATTAGAAGGATACGTAGCAGGAACTGCAGCAAGTCCAGTAACACCAACATCAACTGGTAATGAAGCAATTTATGTCAATGTAGCAACCGCTTCAGACTTGACAATTAATGTAGGAACGGGAGCAACAATACCGAGTATAAGAGTAGGAGTAAGTTTTACAGGAAATGTAAATGTTGTAAGTTCATTTACTCTTACAATTACAGATGTCCCTAGTGGAGTACAAGTAACGATAGTAAATAGTAGCACAAGAACAGAGTTGCAGAACACAACATCAACCGGAGTAGACATCACGTATGCGCACGGAGGAGGAGAAACTGTAGATATTTTACTAATGTCTAATGATTATGACCCTAATTCTTCGGATATTTATGATCTAACTCTGCCAAGTGCAGATACAAGTATCAAGATTGCAGTTAGTGATGACTTAAATTACGATAACCCAACATAATAATTAATAAACAACAAAAAAGATGGCAAAGTTAATAGATCCGGATTCGTATTCAATTGCAGTAAATGCAACTGCTACGACCGAAGAAGTCGAAGTTCAGACTGGTGCAAAAACCGTTGAACTGAGAATTGCAGGAAATTTAGATGACACAGCCCCTGGAAAGACTTCGGGTGGAACTGCTAAATCTGTCTATTCCTTTTTAAAAGAAGAATGGTTGGCTAATTCAACCCTAAGACGATTCAGATTCCCAATCAAAATGATTTTTGAGGGGTCTTTCATTTGGATCAACGGATGGGCACCAGCTGGTCAACAAACAAGAGATTTATTCAGAGATGCAGGTTTCCAAGAACAAGTTTCAGGAAACATTAATGCATGTATGATTTCTCTTGGTGCGATTAATGCACCAGGTAGTGATTTACCTTATTACACTGGAGTGTTTGGTCCGACAGCAGCTGTAACCAACTATGATAAGACGGGAGAGTTAAATGAAAACATTGATATCACTGGTAAAACAACATATCAAAAATCATTTTTAAGAATTCAAGGAAAAACTTATTCTGAGTACGAGCTACTTGCAGAACAAGGTTTATCTGTAATTGGATTCCAAGCATACTCGTTCCCACTTACAAACTTGATTGATTCTAAGATTGTAGAAACTGATGGAAACATTGATACTCTTACTCCTTACACTAATATGGAGATCAACTATGTTAAAGGTGTAGGATTTACAACATTTGCTGATGCTACAGTATATCCAGCAGCAGCAGTTGTACTTGATGCCGCTACTGGACGTTGGTTCTTTACAGCAGCTGGTGGTACTTCAAACAATACTACAGTAGCAACCGACACTGGAGTTACTGATTGGGTAGCATACGCAGGAGAGATTCTTATTGGATCTACATATTATGCATTCAACAGATTAATTGATGCAGGCACTGGTACAGACACTGAAGCATATTCTTTTATGCAACGTGAATTACGTCAGACAGGAGATATTAATGATGATACAGTTACGCCAGTAGCACAAGGTGCTTTTGGATCTGTTAACGGTAACGTTGCTGAGCTATTAGCTGAATACGTAGGAGATACATTAAAAATGAAACCTGGAGTTGCGATCATTAATTTTGATGCAAATTCAACAAACAACATTAATCACCAACCTATCACAGTTGATGCGGGTGGTCTTGACGCCAATGGAGTTCCATTAGGTTCTAGTCTTGTTTTATTCCCGTTTGTATCTGCAGGTAATTTTGTATTCTCTGCAAACTACGTTAGTCAACCTGATGTAGATACAGTTTATACAGTATATTTTGATTACACGAAAATACAGACAGAAACGACAATAGCAACCACAGCTTCAGCTTCAGACGTAACAACATTTACAGATTCAGGAAGTGGAATGAATATTGGAGTAGGAGAATATTTCTTAGTTTCAGGATTCACTACAAATCCAACAAATAACGGATTATATCTAGAAACTGGTGGTTCTCCAACAAATGCTTCAGTAACAGCAACTAAACAAGATGGCGTTACTGTAATTGATGAAGTTGCAGGCGATTCTGTGACGATTAAAGGAAATCCATTTGAATCTCCAGGAGCAGTTATTGTGAACAATAATGCAGGATCTCCATTAGATGCTCAAATCACAGCAGGAACAATTGCTTGGGATTTTGACTTCACTAATAATGTTCAAGGAGGAAGAACAGCAGCAACACCAG